TTATTTGATGAATGTTAAAGCCTGTTCAACAACCTCGACCCCTGCCCCTTTTTTATGCGCATTTTCACTAAGATAACGCCGCCATTGCTTTGCTCCTTTACGTCCATTAAATATACCTAAAGTATGCCGCATAATATGGTTAAGTTGCGCACCTTGCATTAGCTGTTGTTCGATATAAGGGTAAAGTGCTTGAATAGCAGATAGGGGATCAATGATGGGGGTATTTGTGCCAAAAATTTGCGTATCAATTTCAGTAAGTAACAATGGATTTTGATATGCCTCTCGCCCAACCATTACACCATCAACATGCTGTAAATGACATTTTATTTCATCAATCGTTTTTATGCCACCATTGATGGCTATAGTTAAATTGGGATAATCTTGTTTCAATTTATAAACACGTTCATAGTCAAGTGGAGGAACCTCACGATTTTCCTTTGGGCTTAATCCTGATAACCATGCTTTGCGCGCATGTACAATAAATGTTTTGGTGTAAGGCATTACCTTTTCAATAAATTGACACAAAAAAGTATAGCTATCGCAATCATCAATACCAATTCTTGTTTTTACCGTGACGGGAATATCAACCTGATCTTGCATCTGAGCGATACAATCGGCAACCAAATTTGGATTTCCCATTAAACAAGCACCAAACATACCATTTTGTACGCGATCTGATGGACATCCCACATTTAAGTTGATTTCGTCATAACCACGTTCTTGCGCTAATTTTGCACATTGCGCTAATGCGTTAGGATCACTACCGCCTAGTTGCAAGCTAACTGGATGCTCTTCATTGTTGAAAGCTAAATAATCACCTTTCCCAAATAAAATTGCGCCTGTAGTCACCATTTCGGTATATAGCAATGCTTTTTTTGTTAAAATTCGATGAAAATAACGGCAATGTTTATCTGTCCAATCTAACATAGGAGCGATGGAAAATTTATTTTTTGTTGAATTCATTGATACACCAATATTTATAGCTATTTTTACTGATTATTTCAGAAATATTATTTTTGCTTATTTTTACCTATTTTGATATATTTTTCCATCATCAGGATCCCACATGGGCTCCCACGCGGATAGGACAAAATAATTTAGGATAAACAATTTATGGCTCATTATATCATAGAGAAACGTATTCGTGCAGACGGAACACCTCGATATCGTTGTACCGTTGTAATAAAAGAAAAAACCAAGGTTATTTATCGTGAGTCAAAGACATTTAGCAAACAACAAATAGCAAAAACATGGGGAACAAATCAAGTATCGAAAATAGAGCAATTCGGGATCCCACAGAAAAACGATATAACAAAATTAACATTAGGGAATCTTTTAAATAAATACTTATCTGATCCAAATCTTGGTGAAAAAGCAGGACGAACAAAACGATATGTTATTCAAATGATTATCAATAGTGACATTGCAAATATAAAATTATCTGATCTAAAAACGCATCACATAATTGAACACTGCAGGGCTAGAGCAGCCTCAGGAACCAAACCAGCTACTATCAACCATGATATAAGCTATATTGGTTCTATTCTTGAAGTTGCGCGGCCTATTTATGGAATAAATATTGATAAAACAGTTGTAGAGGATGCTAGACCGTTATTAATACAGATGAATTTAATCGGAAAAAGCCAACGCAGAGCAAGACGACCAATAAGTGATGAATTAAATCGTATTGTTGAAAAACTACAAGAACGGCAGTCACATAAATATTCAAAAATTCCTTTTGTCGATATTTTGAATTTTTCAATATTGTCATGTATGCGAATAGGTGAAATATGTTCTCTAAAATGGGATGATGTAGATTATAAACAAAAAGCAGTACTAGTTAGAAACAGAAAAGATCCTAGAAAAAAAATAGGAAATCATATGCTTGTACCCTTGTTAGGCGAAGCGTGGACTATTTTACAATCACAACCTAAAAACAACGAGTTAATATTCCCTTATAATTCAAGATCTGTAACTGCAGGTTTTCAGCGAGTTAGAAATAAACTTGGTATTATTGATTTAAGGTATCATGACATGAGGCGAGAAGGAGCTAGTCGATTATTAGAACAGGGTTTTGCAATAGAAGAAGTGGCTCAAGTGACAGGACATAGAAATTTACAAACGCTCTGGAATATTTATATTAGTTTATTCCCAAATTCATTACATGCTAAATTTAACAAATTAAAAGAAAAAGAAAGCTAGTTTTCTTTCGCTTTAATAATGAAATTACGGGCGAATGCTACATTATCAATAGCGACGACGATCACAATTATGTATTCTATCAAACGCAGAAAACACTATATGATATCGCCGATTTTGTGATGCTACATGACGCTGTTGAGTATTGTAGGCTATTATTTGATAAAAATTAGAAAAATAAAAAACAATATTATTCCAACCTCAATTATTATTTTTTGTTTATATTTAATTTTGCGTAAAATAAATTGAAAAATATTTTCTTTTAAATAGTAATCAATTTCTTTTTGCAACATTTTATTACCACCTAGTATTTCAAAAATTTTCTGCTTTTGGTTTTTAAGTGTTTCTTTTTTTTCAATAAGATAATCAGTTATCTCCACTTCCTTGATGTTTTTTTTCCAAGTTTCTACCGTTGTAAGCTGATTTATAAAGGTTTTATTAGATTTTCCTTCTTCTTTTTTATCATTACTATAATTAAACTTAATTCCAAATTGCTCGTAAAAGCGATTTCTCCGTTCCTTGTTTTCTAAATTAGCTTGACCTTGACAAAGAGTGATAGTATCAAGTATTGCACTAGAATAGTTATGCTTCGCCCATAATATTATTTGATTCATGATATATGTACCTATTCTATATCCTCGTATTTCTTCCGGATCTAAAAATACTGCTCCCCTAGACATAGAATCAGAAGTGATAGACAATCGCTTAGCCCTCCTGTCATAACTTGCGCCAAACCAACCATGACCGACTCCTGTTGCGCATCTATCTAATACTCGATACGAAATTGTTAAAGAGTCTAGTCCAAAATCACCCTCAGAGTTAACCTCTTCTTTTTCAAGTATAATAGTAAAAAAAGGGGCTTCTTTGGCTGATATTTCACCTTGATATACTTCTAAAAGTAAAATGCGGGGACTTAGAATGTCTGTTTCATTTTTACTAAGACGGGGTAATAACTTACTCACAATTTTTACCTTTGTTTATCGTTATTATCATAATAATGTCTTATTTTTACACAAAACAAAAATGTTATGAAGATAAAATACACTTTACGGCTTGTCTGGAAATACTGCATTAATGTCTGATACATCAACACGCATTAACAAGATTCGATATTTTTTCCACGCTTTTAACTGCGCTTCTTCATCAGCTTCTTGCATATCAAGATCGATAATATCTTGCAAAATAGCTATTTTTTCGTTAGCTTCGTTGATTAATGAGTTTTTTAATGCCTGGTTATTTTTGATGATATGTTCATTTTTTGCATCTTCATCTAATACCCATTTTTTTCCGCTCCATTTACAAAACTCGAACGGTTTTAGCTCAGTAAACCCACTCTTGATTTTACCGAGATAATCGATTTTTTTTGCTTCTTTTGTTTCAATGTTATAAACGGTTTTATCCCTATTGTCCTCAACTAACACCCAGGCACCGTTTTGCATACACGGACAATATCCATCTTTGAACTCAGGAGCGATACGTAACGCATTGTCTGGCGGTAATGTATCATCATTAGCTTCTAATTTATGTGTAAACGGTCTTAGTTCATTTGTGTTATCAAAATAATAATTAATCATATTAAACTCCTAAATAAATTACAGGTGTCATACCGATATTGAGAGGTCTATTTTCGTGAGCCGTAGGTACTATGCGTGATGCATCAAATGTTGAGATGACGGATTCAGCCAAAGAATTATAATCTTGAACAACTATCGCTTGTTTGCCCACTCCCCTAGAATAACTAAATACATATGTATATGGAGTAAAACCACCGTTTATATCTATTGATGCATCAACTCCGCCCCTAACGCCTTGTTGACCATAAATATTACGAATCGCATCATCTTCAGTGCTACCAACTTGCCTGTTGATTCCATTTACTGCACGCTCAAAATAACCTCGACCGTCGGGTGCAAACGCTGTTGGTACATTAATGTATTGTTTACCGTTAATTGTTTTTATCGTAATGCGATGATCGTTTTTATAATTAGCTGACAAACTATTTAAAGCTCGCCCATGTGGTGAATCTAAAAGAAAATTATCACCGTTGCGAAAATACCAACCAAAAGGCAGTTCATCACGACGAAACGGCATTAATCGTTGGTCGCCAATCATGTCTTTTACAACTATGTGAGCACCCACCTTGTAAATAGGTGAGTCGTTAACAACCTCTTTAATGGCTGGAACAGTACCAATATCATCAGCGGTTGGTTTATTATTCGGCGAGTAAACACGTTGCCCTTGTTCAGTTAATTTTTTAACATCTATCGAGCCATTAATTGACTGGTTTTCTTCACCTGTTTTTTTGATAAAATTTGAATTATCGATAGTAGACGCCCAATTTTTAGCATCATCTGCTGATTTTTTAGCATTTTGTTCAGATGTTTTAGCTTTGTCTTCCGACACTTTAGCAGCATTTGCGCTATTACTAGATTGCTCTGCTGAGTTACGTGACTCTGTAGCTGATGCGCTAGCACTATCTGCATATGATTTTGCTGAATCTGAATGTGATTTTGCTGATGTGTTAGCATTCGTTGCCGTTGTTGCTGATTCGCGTGCTGATTGTGCGCTGTTAAACGCATTATTTTCACTGGCTTTTGCATTATCAGCACTAACTTTTGCATTCGTTTCAGATGTTTTGCTATTTCTTTCTGAATCTGCCGCTTTTTCAGCAGATTTATTTGCATGATTACGAGCATCGATAACTTGTTGCAGTATTTCTGGCGTAATTTCACTCTCCAACGGATTCAGTAAAAAATCATTTAATGTGCCATCTTTTGAATCTGAAAATACTTGAATAGTGCCAAGCTTCTTCGGCGGAAACCCATTTATAATCAGCTTCACATCGTAATCACACGGCAACACGTTCATCATGTAACTGCCGTTGTTTGCGACTTGAAACGCTTGTGTTTGTGTTAGCACTTTGTTTGTTGTTTTTTTTGCGTATAACTCGATAGTGCAGTTGTTAATAATATTACCTGCGCCATCAGTTAATACCCCTGATATTTTTGCCATATTTGCTCCTAAAATAAAAAAAACCGCTACGAGCGCGGTTGTTATTTTTTCAATGTCATTATTGTGATGGAATTCGGTATGCCAGATACTTTATATTTATCTGGCGTTTGCGCGCTAACAACAAGAGTTTCGTTGGCGGGTATTGAGTGTAAAAATATCTCGCTGACAACTGGGTTAAGATTCGTCGTTTCTAATCTGTGACGCGCAGGAGCTGGGTGCGAAATTTCTCTAATAGTAATATCCAGCCTGCCTAAATTCCAATAATCTGGTTTTATCCCATCACCCCCACCACCGCTGCTGTGTCTGATTGCAACCAATGTTACCGGCAGTATAACTAACTCTCGTTCGAACGGCTCCGGTGCTATAGTAACAGAGCCATTTTTTTTACACGTATGCATTTTTACAATATCACCGACAATTTGCATTGCTGTCAATTTTCCCTGAATCTGACAGCTCTCATTAATCACAACATTATTTAATTGCCCTGAACTTGCATAAATATTGCCTGAGATGTTAGCTCGTCTAGCGTTTAGCGTACCGTCTTCTAGTAATTCAAAAGCTGGAGGATTACCTGCGCTGATAACATTACCGGCAACCATTTTACCGCCAGCAATTTGAGGTGCTCTGATTTCAGTGCCAGCAATTAATCTATCACCTCGCATTGTGCCAGTAGCGATTAAATCACCGTCCAAAAACATAGCAGGTTCAACCCAATACGCACCGTTGTACATTCTTGCTTCCGAATGAGCAACTTTGCCTGCACCATCTAATGAATAAACGATTAGCGTAGTGTCTCTCGCAGGATAAAATCCGAATTCACGATAAAACATTTGAGTAGCATCATCGTTATTTGTCGGGAATCTACCATCTCCCGTTTGAATTCTAAATAATCCCCCCGCCCCGTTTTCTGCAATTAAGGTCCTGGTATTAGCTATGAACATCTCTGAGCGACCAACAACATTAACCGCATTCACACCGTACCAATATTCAGTGTCTGGCTGACAATCAACATCAGTAAGTGACATAGCTCGCCCCAGATAATTGCGCTTAGCTTCAACTTCGGCTTTAGTTGTACCTTTGTAGAATTCGAATTGTGTACCCAAACTCGATACAGAAGTCATTACTGGTCGAATTGCTACGTTAAAGCTGCTTGGTGTTAACACTAAACCCGATGGTTTAGCTGGCGGCAGAATCGAAAATGCAATCGTAGTTTCGTCGCCTAGCCGTCCATCCTCTGCCACTCCTCTAACCGTTGCATTGAATTTACCCTGTTGTAGGTCCGATAGATAATACTCAGTATCATTAACCATTTCTCTGCTAATCAATTTATCATCACGATACACTTTTACTTCAAACTTCAAGTTTTGGATTGTGCGAGGTGTGGACCATGAAAGCCTAGCTTGGTATAGGTCTGATTCGGGGATTATTTCAGCTTGTAACTGCTCAACGGGTGGAATTGACCATCCGAAAATAGTACCGCTTTCCGCTTCAAATTTAGCCCCGTTATCAACAATCGCTTCTTTTTGTGGCTCATGTTGTAGCGCAGTGATTGAGTAAGTGCCGTCACTGTTTTCAGCGATTGTTATAGCCTTAAATAGTCTTGGTTTGATTTTATTGTCATATAAGCCCCAGACAGAATACTCATCAACACTAACACTATTCACCAAAACAACTTGATTTGGTTTGACTTGCGCTTGAATTTTAACTTTCTGTAGCTGCATATTAGTATCAGTGACACACAAATAAGCATTTTTCAAATTTTTAATATCAATATCACGGTCTAACGTAATCGTATCACCATTCGCCGTTACAATTCGCCCTCCAATTGTTGTGCCCGAAAAATCGTTATCGGCAATACCGATAATATCACCCGGTAAATGACGGATGCCCTCACGACCTACTGAAAATGTTACCGTTTGCGTTTCTAATTTTTCAGTTTGAATCAGCCACTTACCCACTCTGTGCGCTTGCCCTCTCGATGTACAGCCAAACGCATCAATCTGTGCTACATTTAATCCAAATCGTTTAATTAAATCATCATCAGCTACGTATTCAGTCGTTGGTTCCCAATTATTATTTGGGTCAATATAGCGAACATGAACCGCAGTATGCCGTGATTTTTGTGCTGCCGATGTGTAGTTGAACTGCCCATCTACTACATTTGCATTTGCATAAATCGCTACTGGGTCGCTCGGTCTGTCCATCACTGCGGTGTACTGCGTACCATCCCAAATTGGCATAGCTCGAAAGATTGAGCACAGGTCGTGAATAACATCGTACGCTTGTCGTTGCTCTGTGATATAACAGTTACAGGTAAATCGTGGTTCTTTACCGCCAAAACCATCGTCAACTAGTTGGTCACAGTATTGAGCAATCGTGTATAACGCGAATTTATCAACACCGAATTGGCCAATACGATTGCCCATACCGTAACGTGTATTGGTCAGGATGTCGTAAAATATCCATGCCGGATTATTGGTCCAAGCAAGCTTGAAATTACCCGACCAAAACCCTTTGTACTCTCTTGTTTCAGGAGTGTAATTATCAGGTACTTTAACTATCATCCCTTTAATGAGATAGTTACGACGAGGTACACCGCTGAACTGCGATGAATCGAATTTTAGTCCTACAACAGCCGTGTTCGGGTATGAAAATTTAGTATCATAGATTTCAGTGTATGAACTCCACAATGTATTATTGACTAGCAATGATGATGTACTATCTGGCGTTCTACGTGCTACACGAATATTAAACGGTTTCGGCGGTAAATCATCTAAAATAACTGATGTTAAATATTGTGAGCGTGTTTTTTTATCAATTAAATCAACCGTTTTTACCGTTTTCCATATACTGCCCACGCCAATTTGAATTTCCATTGATACCGATGTTCGGTTGATGTTGCCTTTGTTATCCGTTGAGCTTAATGATTGCACACCTACAGTTACACGAACTCTATCAATATTCGGGTCGGTAATAGTACGCACAATCGGGGTTGATGCTTTTACCTCAAGATTAACGGGCACTTCGTTTTCAGTGGCTGGAAAACCCTCAAGTGGTGCTTGTGACTGAATACCCGCCGTCCATTCAACATTAACGCCGTTGAAATTATATGAGCCGTCGGGTGCTTGGATTGGCGTGTCGTTTAAAAAAACGCTCTGTAGTCCATTTGATGGACCTTCTATTTGCCCTTCACACAGCAAATCAATAATACTTAACTGTTGATGTGACTTAAGATTGTCACGAGCTTCACTAGGCGTTTTCGCCTTTTTTGAACCTTTACCCATGTAATTTTGGCTCCTTAATAGCAATATTGTTACCATCTTGTTTTGGTGGGAAAAATGGCGGTTTATCTGAATCTATCGTGTCGTCTAATGTTTCAAGCCCTTGCGACAGTACTTTTGAGCCGATTTTTGTTAATCCGTAACAAAGCGGTACAGGTGCGCCCTGCGCTATCGTGTTGTCTAAGTTGGAAAAATAGGTGTTTTTATTGGTACCACCGTCCGCTGATTTGTCGGTTTTGGGTAATTTGGTTAACATCATGGCCACACCACCAATCATTAAGCCCAAGCCTGCTGCCATCAGCGGATAACAGTAAAAAATAGCCCCCACAACAAACATTACAGCCCCTGCTATAAAGCTGAATGCTCCGCCTTTTGCGCCCTTTGTTTTCGGCACAATATGAATAACGGCATTTTGTGGGATTCGGCTGTGTAGACCAAACTGTAAATTGTCATCGTTCATATCTACGCCGTTAATTCGCACCCGAAAATAGCCGTCCATGATTTGCTTTTTCAAGCCTTTAATTTGACAATACAAGCCATTCATCGCTTCCGCTGCTGTTTCAACGCTCATATTGAACTTATCGCCATATTGTTTAAGATTGCCGTAAAAGCGAATGATTGCCACTGTTTATGTCTCCATATTGAATGTGTGTATTTAAGCCAAAACCCGTCGTATAAATCTCTTTTTGATAAACGGTTTGGACAGTGATGTAAAATGAACTGATTACCGATGTAGATAGCTGCGTGATTGGGGGTTGTTGAACCAAGGCAAACCAAGATAACGTCACCCTCTTGTACGTCATCCACTTGTTCAAACTCATTCTTGGGTAGTAAATCTAAGTAAAGGTTTTGCCCGTTATGCCACCAATCATCTTGTCGTTCATAATTTGGTAAATTGATACCCGTTAACATGTACGCATCTCGTACTAGTGTTAGGCAATCAATCTCACCGTGTTTGAATTCACGACCCAGTAACGGTTTGATATACCTGAATTTGTGAATTTTGTTATCACAAACTAGCCACCAGTCTAATCCTGTTTGTTGTTGATAAAATTGGTCCGCTTCGCTCAAAATTGGCAAACCATCAGGATGTGAATGCACAATTGCAGTTATTTCCCCTTTTTGTTCCGCTTTTATCCAATCATCAGAGGATATTTCGAATGTTTCGGTTGGTGTGGGTGAGATGTTGTTGCATGGCAGATAGGATTTATTATCAATAACAAATCCGCAGCACTCAGCCTCGCCGCATTGTTTAGCGTGATTAAGTATTTGTGTTTTCATAATTAATTAAGAGAGTTTAGCAGCAGTTGGAAAACCGCCGAATGGAAGAATGCCGTGTTGCCCATAACGCAGTTTACAGCCATTTAAACAACGGCTACATTTATCTTTTGTGATGTCGTTTGTCGGTTTATCAAATTCATCAGCTACAGGTCCACCAGTGTAACCACATTCTGACGAGCGATATATCCAGCTACAAGTATTAGCGACAATAACACGAGCAGGAATTAAGGCACCATCTGATTCGCATGGCAACGCTAATTCAAACGTCACAACCATTGAATTTTGTTGTTTCACCTGCTCAATCACATAATTTGAGATGATTTCGCAAAACGGATCAGCATATTGATTACCATTCTCAAAGTTAACAGCGTCTAAGTATTTAACGGGCACTTCGTGACGTGTGACAATTGCGCCTAATAAACCATCGAAGTCATTAATTAAGCCAGTAATAAATCCCATTGCATTGCTAACGCTCATTGTCGGACGGTTACTCGTTCCCTGCCCGTTTTTTTCGAATCCCTCTACTTTTATTGGGTACGGCTCATAAACGTTACCTTGCCACGTTATTGGACGTCTCAGCTCATTTAATCCGTTATGAAATCGGAATATCGTTTTATTACCCACGATCTTCGTTAAATCGACTTCATACAAATCAACAATCGCATCTTGCGCTATTTTGGTTATATCAAGTAACATTTTTTTGGGGATCATGCGACTACCTCCTCGAATGCTGCGGTTATTGTTGTTACTGTGTTCATAACGTTAGATGTCCAAGATGTACATTTAACTCTAATTAGCCGATGAGAGTTAGGCTCTCTCCATTTAAATGCATGAAGCCCACCATGACGTGTTAAAAAATCATTGATGTGATGCGCATCTTCTCGTGCTACTTTTAGCGTGACACTGTATGAGCGCAAGTCGTTGTTAATGCCGTCTTTAATTCGTTGCTCGTAGCCGTCACCGAATTTTATAACTTTTACTCGTGGCTCAGCTTTTTCGCTCATATTCGGCGCAACTTGCCAGTGAAATGTTTCCATAATTTTCTCCAGACATAAAAAAAGCCCGCAATTGCGAGCTTTAGGTTTGATTTTATTTTGTATATCTACATTAGATTTTCCATACTCAGTTAACAACAATCAGCATGTTTTTGTGAGGAAAACTGCATTTGCAAACCTAATGCTTGAACAATTTTAAAGATTGTATTAAAAGTAGGATTCCCCTCACCTGATAACGCTTTATAAATACCCTCACGGCTTATACCTGTATCACGTGAAAGCTGACTGATGTTTTTAGCTCTAGCTATATCACCAAGTGCAATAAATAAAAATTTAGGGTCTCCTTCTTCTATTGCGGCATTTAAATATTCTTGCATTTCTTCATCAGTATTTAAAAAATCAACCACATCAAAAGTTTTTAGTTTTGTAGTCATAATTAACCCCATTTATTTGCTAATTCTTTAGCAATTTTAATATCTGTTTGTTGTGTATCCTTGTCACCGCCACACAATAAAATAACAATTTCATTATTGCGGTTAACAAAATAAACCCTATACCCTTTTCCACAGTGAATACGCATTTCTGATACACCGCTGCCTACAGGCTTAACATCACCAAAATTACCTTCTTGCATGCGACGAATTCAAACTTTAATTTTAGCTGCTGCAGTTTTATCTTTAAGCGACTTCAACCATTTTTCCATTTGCGGTGTATAACTTACAGTAATCATGCTTTATTCCTGTTTTAATTTAAAACTATTATATCTTACACTGTTAGAATGTCAACTATGGTTATCAATTCTAATTATTTATATTTTTACTAAAACTTATATAATGCTTATATTGAGGTTAATCATAAAAATAATAATGAATAAAACAATCGATATTGAAACGGGCGTACCAAACGAAGTTGTTAACATGGTTTTTGATAATAACTATTCTCCTGCACAAGCATGGCGTGAGTATTTAAAATTATCTCAAGTTGAAGTTGCGAATAAAATAGGTATTAGCCAATCAGCTTATTCTCAATATGAAAAAAGCCAAAACTTAAGAAAAGCAACACGAATTAAAATTGCCCAAGCACTACAAATCAAGCCTGAACTGTTAGATTTTTAATAAAAAACCCGCCGAAGCGGGGTAGATTAATAATATACAGTTAAGTTAAGTTATTTTACATACCTGGGGTTTTTTTTAAGGCAAGGGAGGGAGTATTAGATATATCCACTCCAAAAGCTAATTTAAAATTGTCTTCATGAATCATGACTAATGAATTTTTCTCTATCATTATAGCGATTGAGCCACCACCGCCACTCTTGTTAGAGCCATTTTCTCTTATACGTTGTTCTTTCAAAAAGTTAAGATAATTACAGAATTCTTTGTATGATGTAGTTTGTTCATCGTTTGACTGAGTTGATTTTTCGTTTAAAAACGCTTTTTGTATATCAAGAGGAGTGCCTGCTTGACTATCATCCCAATATAATCGAATTTTTAAATCTAGTGCTCCATTACCTTGACAACCATAAATTAAATAATGGAACTTATCTTGATTATTAAAACCCTTTTCACCATTTTGATTATTAATGGATTCTTTTGATTCTTGATAATTTTTATATTTACATTTTTCACTATCTAAGCAACTTTTATTGCGCTTAAATTCAATTAAAAACCATCTACCTCTGATGTTTGCTAATGCATCACCCGCATGTTCTTCAGCATTTCCATCTAGCGGAGCTATGTTTTTTTCACCTTCTATAGCAAAAAACATTTGAAGAAATCGATATTCTACTGTTTTCTCCCACCATATTTTATCACTCATAACTTTCACCTCTAAATATATTTATAATACATGACTCAATTATACTTCTAGGTAATAGTATGTTATTTCAACGTTTGGGGCAATAAAAAACCACCCGCAGGTGGTTATATTTAAATATTATTTGATTAGTGATATCGAATGACTGGTAATACTCTATTCCATTTCTCAGTAAAGTGATTTGTAATGATATGCATTGTCTCCCTTTCGATAATCAATCGTGCCGATTCAATATCTCTTTTAAATTCAATACCCATAGAATAAAAAGCTCCTCTATAAGATGAATCAATTATTTTTAACGCCGGTTCAATTAACTGAATTTTTTCTCTCATATAATTAGCAACAAATAATAGTCGAGCTAATTTATACCAATCTTCATCAGATAATCCACTTCGAGAATGCACACCACCCAACCACTTAATCGCCTCATCAAATTTACTAGCTGGCAAATCTTGGTAACGTGGTATCTTAAATTGCTGATGAAATTTTGAATAAACCGCTTGATGTTTTTCACCTGTTCGATACACTCGCTCGTTGACAGCCTGTTGGATTTGCTGTTGTTGTTCGGGTGAAATAGTGTTAGGAAACTGCTGCGCTACTTTTGGCATAAAGTGATTATAAAGTACATCGAAACATTCAAGTTGATATTGTTCAAGTGTCGCCCTTATTTCTGGTTTTACTCTGCTTGTCTCAATACCAAAAAGCCAGCCGTTGATCATTGAGATTGGGAGGCAAACGTACTTTTGTAAACCACCTTTTGTGGGGGTCGCTATCATGGCGACACCTTGACTTAATACGTGATGTCTATTAATTCTATTTAGTTGTGCGTGCCAATCTAACCCAATATTTTCACAAACTGGCTTCATTGCAATATAAGGTTTGTTTTGGTGATTAAGAACGATTAATTGTTGATTGTGAAACTGAATTGTTTCTAATTTTGTGTTTGACATGCTATATCCTCTTTGATTTTATTATTAACCCTATTTTGAGTAGGGCGATCAGGAGCTCAAAACTGCAAAGAGACAGCGGACTTATTTCCCGAGGGTGTTGTATTCGTCGCACTCCCGATCATAAAATCTGGATATAAAAAAACCGCTTAACTATCGGGTGCGGTTACCGCTCTTTGAAGGTGTTTTGAGCACCTTTTTAGAATATATATTAAGTTAACAAATAAAGTCAACTAATATTATTTTACTGGGTGTTCTCTCGGCATTCTTTTAGAGGTTAAGAAAACTATTAATTATAGATAAAACTGTTTTACAATCAGTTAAAGACCTATGCTTTTGACCTTCTATTTGCACCTTTCTCAATCTGGCTATAAAGTCAAGCGACTTGAAAAGATATTCTCCATTTCTTTTTTGCTCTCCATTCCATTGAGCCATAAGTTTCATAACGCATGCACTTTTAAATGTCGGAGATGGAACTTTTGATAATCTACATGTTTGCATAATTAAACGTTTGTCATAACGTTCATTATAAATAAAAACCAGATCGGCTGATTTAACTATTTTTCTAAACTCTTTATAAATATCTTCCCATAGAGGAGCGTCTTTCACCATTTCATTTGTGATACCATGAATGTTAATAGCATCTGCAGGTATTTTTCTCTTTGGTTTAATCAAGGTATCAAGTAAAACATTACCTTTTAAGTCAATAATGCTTACTTCGATAATTTCAGCTTTTTCATCCAAACCAGTCGTTTCAGTGTCTAAGATTAGCGTGTTATCAGTTATTAATTTAGCAAGTAAAGATCGATAATAGTTGTCACGAGAAATAGGTGGTTCTGTATAAAATTGTTTCTTCTTAGAAAGATCTTGATAGTTAACTATTAGTTCTTTTTTTTTAAGTTTTGATATTTTTGACGGCTTCAACGGCTTATTTAAATGTTCATCTGATTGACCTTTTCTTTTTTTCAGAGGTGTCCACCAAAATATCTGTAGAAAAAATGCAATAATAAAAACAAATATACCTAATGCCGCCCACCACATCATAATTTACCTTATTTATTAAATAAATTTTGACAGAATGTTGATGACTTTGTCAGGTTATCATCTTTATAAAATTTGTACTTTGTTGTGCCATAGTAATACGACTTAGCTTCTATTACACTTCCGTTAGTATCTGTTATTTCTAACTTCTCTCCACTTTGATAAATTATCTCTTTACCATTAAAAATTAACTTGCCATTAACATTTTTACCATTCCAAGAATAACAAAATTCACCTGTCCCATCATTATTGATCTTCCATGTATTAAGATATGGACCAGACGCACCCACCCAAAAACCAATCAAGGATGATTGCGGATTAACTTTTTTTGCTGTTATAAAATCCTCTCCATTTACATCGCCAATTGTCGCGCACCCAGCCAACCAAAAACCTACAACACCGACTGTCATTAATTTTTTCATACCATTCTCCTTAATTAATTTTTGGATAATGGTATGAAATTTCGGCTACTAAATCAACGTCTATTTAATTTGCCTCCTGGGCGTGTTTGCTCATCAAGAATTGCTAGTACTGATTGCTTTATCATATTCCCGACTGCTTTTCCGTCATCCTCAGATAAACCACCGTTACCAACATTTACAGGCACGTTTACTGTTATATTACCGCCTGATTTATTCGATGTTTGCAAGAAATCTTTTAAATCAGCATTTGTTCGTGCATCAACTACACGCTCACCTTTATCAAGTAGCCAAGTACCCTCTTTAGGGATGTTATCAATACCGCTATGCGCCATACCTGAAATTGTTTGAGCTGCGATCATGCCAACCGACGCATAGCCAAGACCTCGAATTAATGAGGCGGCAGGAACACCCATTATTGGACCTAATTCAAGTGCTTTTGCAGCCGCAACTTCGGTACTAATCATCGCTTGTGCAATAGCGGACGCTTTACTAGCAAGAAACATCACTTTGTATGCTGCTGATGATTCGCCTGCCGTCTCTCTGAACATGTCAGCAATAGAGCCAGTTAACGATGAAAATGTGCCGAGTGCCGCTAATGTATATGCAGACTGAATATCCTTTTGCTTTTGTTGCATAGTTTCTTCAATCTTAACGACAGCGTCAGCGTACTCTTCATACATAATCTTCTTTTTCTCTAAGAGATCGGCTAGTATTGTTAGCTGGTCTTCTTTCCAGTCTCGCAGCTTTTTATCGTCTTCCGCTACATTCAGTAAATCACTACCCAAACCACTGTAAGAGTTGTGATAGCTGAATGTTGGTGCTGATTCAGCGGCTTTTTTAGCCATTCTATTAAGCAGTTCTTCACGTTCTTTTAATGATAGATTTGCTTTTTCGATAATCGATAAATGCTGCTTGTAAGTATCTAGCTGTTGCTCAGCAGGAGTGCGCAAAGAATCCATAATTGATTTATACTCTTTTTGAGCATTTAACTTATCTAGTTCAACCGCTTTGGTTTCCAACGCTTTCTTCTGAATATCAGTTAATCTACTAAGTTCACCTTCGGCTAATTGTCTGCGGATTTTTTGCAACTCAGTGATATCTGTATATGCATTGATTTGGTTGTTGAGTTTATCTAACTGCGACTTATACAGTTCTGCTGCGCTCTTGATCGTTTTTGAATGCTTGAAGCCCTCTTGTAGCTTGAAGCTTTCACGTAGATTTTTTGCAAATTCCGATAGTTTTTGAGCGAGTTTATCAGTCATTTTCCCTGATAAATCCGCCCCTTTCGCTAATGCAATTAAATCATCTGCATGTTCAAGCGCAGCATCGCCAGCTGCTCGTTGTAGCCCTGCAAGCACATATGCTGCTTCTGCTCCAGCATCTGCTTTGACGTTGTTAACATCAAGTTGCTGACTAAGTACGCCAAGTTGATTTTCTAAATTGGGAAAATCAGTTACATCAAGTTTTTTAACTTCTTTAGCTGTTTCAGCCGAGGCTTTGCCCACCGCATCCATTTTTTCTTTGTTTTCTGCTAGCTTCTGAGCATTTTCTAACAGAGCAGTAGTAATATTCCCAATTAGTGTCTTGAATTGTTCGCCGCCTGCTGTTGCTGATGTAAATTTCTGCCCAGCTTCAAATAGCTTCTCGCCAAATTCTTTTGATGTTATTTCTCCCTCTTTTAGCTTATTTTTGAGCGAATCAATTTCATTCACATACTCATCAATAGCTTGTTTATTAGATGGTGACAAATAAAGCGTCACACCCGAATATCCAGCGGGTAAAATGTCAGTTAATTTATCCGTTAATTTATCTTTAATATCAGAAATATTAATATCGATATCTTTTGTATTAATATCGATTTCAGCTTGCAGTCCAGTTGTTATATTTAACTGTCTTGATTTGTCGAGCTCTTTAAACTTAGCGAGTAGTTGATCAATGGGTAGCTGTAATTCTTCGATCGGCTTCTTAGCTTTATCTGCGCCGTCGCCCATCATTAAAAAACCAGCGCCCACCGATAACAATGTTGTAGCTAAGCCAAGTGGACCACCCAGCATACCTAATAAACCGCTACCCGCACGGGATAACAAATTAAATTTACTAGTTAATACATTTACTTTTGTTTGTGCAGCAGCTAGCGCATTGTTTGCTTGTGTTTGGCGATTAATAGCTGCTGTTAAATTGTTTTGCGCAATTAAATTGGCTTTTAAGCCAACTGCTCGTTGTGCTTCAAATCTAGCAGCATTTACTTCTGCAACCGCTTTTAATTGCAAGCTTTTAACAGCTGCTAGTTGTGCTTGGGCTTGAGATATTTGTGCTGCTCTGTTTGCTAATGTTGTTTTTGTTGCATTAAAAACAGATAGCGAAAGTCCGCTAAAATATCGTGATAATCCTGCGGCAGTTAAAACTGCGCCAGCACCAGTAATCAAATGAATATTGTCCGCAACGACTTTCAAACCACTAGCAACACTTTGTGTAATCCCCATGTTGCTATTTATCTCACCGATTAACGACTTAAAGCTGTTTGATATTTGAGTAAAACCGTCTTTTACAGTATTACCCATGCCATCAGCCATTTCACCCGTTTCATCTTTAACCTTAATCATTGCATCAGCAAGCTGTCGCATTGATATTTGACCACTCATACCGAGTTGCTTTATGACCTTTTCGGCTTTACCTGTTGAGTTTGTAAGTGCTGTAACAACATTTGGCGTTGATGCCATTATCGATTTCCAGTCGTTACTACTAACTTTCCCTGTGATCATCGATTTAGTGATTGCGTTAATGCTTGTTGATACTTTATCTGCAGAAGTCGCATTTATAGTATAACTGTTTGACATGGCTTCGATAAAGTCGATCGTGTCATTTGTGCTATAACCAAGATCCCGCATTGATGAAGCCGTTGCAATGTATAGCTCTTGCGAATCTTCGATAGCTTTAGCATTGCGATTACTAATTTCAAGCAAGCGACCCTGCACTTGCTCATAATTATCAGCTGAACCCTCGACAGATGTAATAGCCATTCTGATACGAGCAGCTGATTGCCCCCAATCGTCCGCCATATTGACAATGCTAGTAAAGGCAAAACCACCGGCAAATGCTGTAGCAACACTTAACGCTGATGATTTTAGTTGTGTTAATTGCATGTTCAGTGCTTGAACTGAGCGATTATTGCTAGCAATGTATGCATCAAACCGCTTTGAGCGATCTTCCATTGTTTTGTAATAATCTGTACCAAGCCGTGATGCCCTGCTCATTTCTCGTTGATATGATGATGAGTCGGCTGTGACTCGGATTGCCAATTCTCGCAATGTTGCCATAATTATTTCCCAAGTAAATTAGATAAAGCATCAAAGATACTCACAGGCTCTTTCTTCTCTTCTTTGAATTTAAGTAAACAGTCGTCAAACTCGACTTTTGCGCCTTGTGAGCGATAGATAGCTGATGCGACTTGTGCGGCGTGCCAGTCGTGACGCTCGTCGCCGATCGGGTTTAATTTGTCGAATGCGACCCAGTAATAAAACTCTCTAGCCGTTAATGTTTGTTCAAGCTCGGCAAGAGTTTTACCGAGCCTTAATGCAAGCTTTAACTTAAAAAACAGCTCAGGATCGCTTTCTACTTTTTTTCAGCTTCTTTTATTGGCTCGCTTTTCAAGCCTAGTAGATTAAAAGCTTCATTTACTAGTCGGGTGTGAACAGGACCGTAGCTTTTTACTAAATCATCAATATCATTGCTGAAAACAAAATCACCGTTATCGTCAAGCAGCACTGTCGCAAATAGCGTTGCTTCTGCTTTAATGTTCAGTAAATCTTTTTCGTGTTCAGTTAGCTTTTTATTATCTGTGATATCTTTGATTGTCTTAATGTACCGATTAAAATCAGTGTGCAAAGGCTCACGAATAGTAACCGCAACACCCCACTCGGCAACGTGAACTTTTTTTGTACGAAAGCCTGAATTTTTTGCTGTAATAATTTGTTTTAAATTCATTATTTTTGTCCTGAATTAACAGATGGAACATTAAAAACAAACTTGCCTTTAACTTTAAATGAAAATGAGCCTGTTACAACACCGTTTTTAGCACCTTTGAACTCGTAGCTAGTTACGCGAGCAATCCAATCGATTGAGCTGCCATCTTCGTACTTAATTTGAAATGCGTAGTTATCTCCCGTGTCGTACGATTTACGTAAAACTTGCTGTGCAGCGTTGCCGATAACAAAATTAGCATTCATGGATACCGTCGCTTCTGCAGGTAAACCGCTAATAGTCTCTTTTGTGATTGAGGAAAGGGTTGATACGTCGATTTCTTCGCCCTCAGGTGCTGTCATTGAGTAATCAGTTACAGTGCACTCAAGACTAAGCTTTGCTGTTGCCTGCGCAATAAATTTAAGGGACGGATCTTTACTAACAAAAACACCAACATCCCTTGTTTTTGTATATTCACTTTGTACTTCTGCCATATTAATATCTCCAAAATAAAAAACCGCAGTTAAGCGGCATAAAAATGGTTAAATAGGTAATTATTGAATGAAAAATTCTAATGTTGAGCGATATAGCTCAGTTTCTGATTCGTAGTCTTGGCGACTAGTGATATTGAATGGTTTTAACGGTTTCAGTTTTTCGTACGCTTGTTGTTTAATGGTTTCAGCTTCGAGCAATGTTTTAGCGTAGATATCAACTTGAAAACAATACTCAACAGATGATTGGCCACACATAACATCGTCGTAAACTTCTGAAACTTTTGTGTAACAGATGTAAGGAGGACTAGTCCCCTGTGGCGCAACTAATGGGCTAACACGACCGTCGCACAATGTTTTTAGTGTGTTGTTAATTTTAGCTTCTATCATTTTAAGAAAATCTCATCGATATCTTTTAAAAACTGTTCAAATGCTGCATCTTCTGCCTTTTTTACATTTGCATCAAATGCAGGACGAACAAAAGGCCGTGCTGACATTTTTGAAGTGCCGTTTTCGATCATCCACCAGTAAAAAGGTAAAATATTTTTATGTTTGCCTTTTTGTGATTTCTTTGTAACTCGAATTTTTTTGAACTTCACGCCTGCTGTTAGCGAGCCTCTTGCTGTATCTACAGAAATAGACCGCCTCAAGCGTCCAGTTCGAACTGGCGCACTTGCACGAATAGCATCACGAAAAACAACAGCACCGGCACGCACAGCCTTTTTTGAAACTTTTCGTTGCTCTGCTTTTGACAGTAATTTAAAGTCCGCTTCAAGCTCTTTAAATCCAGCTATTGATAACGTGGGTTTAATCATAACGAGCACCTTTTTGACAGGGTAACTGCAGATGAGTCTGCTTTTCATTTGTTAAAACGGCTTTAATATCATAAATAATCCCGTTATGACATGCCCGCATATCAGGAGTTATTACGGCATTTTTATATTTTCTAACGGTAATTGTGCAATTTGAGACGGACTGCTCGGTTTGGCTTGAATTAAATTCTCTTCCAGTCTGATCTGTTATTGCCCCCCACAGTGTAATAACATCATTCCATTTTTCTGTTATTTGTCCAAGTTCGTCTTTTTCTTTTGTTTTTTGTTGAAAAACAATACGATTTATTAAGCGACCAGTTTGCATAAACCTATCCAATTGCATGTTCTTTGAACGGATGTAGCATAACTTCAACATGAGCGGGAATACTACCACCTCCTCGCCCTTCAAACAGATTGCAAACAAGAATCTTTATTGCTAGTAAAACATCAGCTTCGGCAATAAAATAACGCTTACCATCACAAGGAAACTCTGTATCTTTTGGTAAAAAAATACAGTTACACTCTCTTTCGATTCTTTTATGAACACTTTCAATCAATGCAGATATAACAGGATCGTGCTCAGTTATATCATCTTCAATTTGAAGAAAGCGTTTCACATCAATTAAGTCAACAATCATTGAAGCACCAATTATTTTTTATAAAGCTTGGCCACATTCCGTGTTTCAACTAATTCTTTTGCATAACTAGTTTCAAAACCCGCAATATCACCACGCGAATAACGACTAAAAGGACAAATGAATTCAACAATAACTTTAGTATCGTTTTTAGCACCTTTTTGCGGTTGCTGTGTTTTTTGATCTTTAGGCGGTGATGGAGGTAAGCTAGGGCTCTTTTCTTCAATATATTTCAATTCAATTGAATTTTGATTCACAACATCATTCACACTAAAGCCAAACTTTTCTTCACCAACATTCGTTGTTGAAACGGTGCATGTATATGTACCGTCGTCATTGCTTGTTAGTGCAGATAAAATACTTTTACTTTCAGAAATTAACGCTACTTTATATTCACTAGAAAGATTTTTAATATCATTACCTTCTGAGTCCTTTAATTGGATTGTAATAACAGCTTGATCTGTCCCATTTGCTAAGATTTGCTCTTTGTTTATCGATAATACAGATAATTGTGCATCAGCAATTAGATTTTTAGTTTTGCTCATAATATTCTCCTAAAAATAAAGCCATCAGTATCTTCGATGGCTTTATTATTGATGTTTTTAATTAGACAAATTATCTAAATTAAAATGCAACTTTTGACCCGAGTGATAATCCTTCAGGATGACGGAACCCGATATCATGTTCAGTAACAACACGAATTAATGATTGGTTACGTGCAAAAGCTGAAACTTGATTACCATTTGCGTCGATATATGTCGCTTCTCGTGAATAATCAATTGTCATATTGCCATCTTCACCGATGACAACATCATTGAAATCCGCAAAATAAATTTCGGTTTCATTTGATCCTGTACCTAAATTTGATGGAATGGCGTTGGTGTGTTCGATCGGATATCCTTTCAAAATGCCTTGCGCCATTTCTGGATAAACTTTGTTACCATTTCCATCACGTAGCCCAAACAGATACATCCACGTGCGAGGCGACATAGCCCATCCGCATTTAATCATCAAGCTGTTTGATTCCATTAGTTTTAAAATCAATGAATCTAAATATTTATCAACTTCATTCAAATTCACAGCACCCGACCAATCAACATTACGTGAGTTATCCATTGCTGTGGCTTTAAACCCTTTCGGTGTGTTGTTATTACCATCATCACGCAAAAAGGCTTTATCTTCACGTACTGCAATTGCTGACAGCACATCAGCTAATACCATTTGTTCAACATTGAAGCCTGCTCGACCAATTAATTGGTTAGACATCGGCACCAGCGCAATCATTGTTTTAGCCGTTAATTTAACATCATCAAATTTTGACTCTGTGGCTTTTGCATCACTACCTTCGCCAACATAGGAAGCTGTTGCTCCCCCCGACATTCGTGGTAAGCTTAAATTGCCATTTGGCAATGGAATTGAACGAGCCCCCAGTTTTCGAACTACAGTGCGATCACGTAAAAGCTCAATAACTTCGCTATATAAATTTTGCGGAATTAATGCTCCACCCGATGCTTGTGTAGTACTAATTGCCATTGAAACGCCTTTATCTCCGATTTCTGTTTCGGCAAATTTTGCAGCATCTTGAAGATTACCTTTACCTGCAGCAATAGACATTGCAATTCTGGCCAATCCAGCACCAGGATATTGTTTAAGATCTTGCTTAACAACAACTGCCGGAGCATTAACGGCACTGACTGGTTGTGCAATAGCTGCTTGCATTTTTTCTGCTTTTTCAAGTTGTTCTATTTGCGCTGTAATTTCATCAAATTCAGTACAAAGTTGAGTGAACTGAGCTGACTCATCACTCGTTAACCCAGCTTCTGACTTTTTTGCTAAAGCTTGCACTTTATCATTTACTTCTGAACGTTTTCTTCGTAATTCTAGAATTTTAGACATGTTTTCACCTTGATTTAGATATAAAAAAAGCGACTTGAGTCGCTTGATGAGAGTAAAAAATTATTAATTGTTAAATTCGTGATGCGTTAGCAATTGCTTGTGCACGAATCTTAATGTTATTTTGAACTTTTGCTTGTTGTTGATACTGTGATGCAATTAAATTAATTGCGTTTTGAGGCGTTTGTAATTCATCAGCTAGTCCAGCACTTATTGCTTCATTACCAAAATAACATCTTGCTTGTGTATTGATAATCGTTTGAACATCAACACCTCTATATTTAGCAACTGACTCAGTAAATAATTTATATGTCCAGTCAAGCTGCCCGTTAAGGAATTCCAATGCATGATCGCTTAATGGCTCATGAATTGAACCTGCATTTTTATAATCACCTCGATAGAGTGTTGTAAATTTAACACCAGCATTTTCTTCAAGCTTTGACATTTCCATATGTTCTAGAATTACGCCGATTGATCCAACTCCTGATGTTTCACTCAGAATTACTTTTGAACACGCAGCAGCAATAAAATAAGCAGCAGAAAAAGCAGAATAATTAACAATAGCGGTTATTGGCTTTATTTCCCTTGATTGATAAATAAAATCAGCTAACTCTTTACAGCCTGCTGCGGTACCACCACCTGAATTTATATCAAGTACAATCTCCTTTATTGACGCATCATTCAGTGCTTGATTGATATCGGTACGTAATTTTTCATAGCTGACAAGCTCTGTACATGCTGCGTTGATTGAGCCTCTTCGTGTTGTTAATAAACCGTGAATAGGGATAACTTTAACGGGACTAGCAGTGCTTGTCACTGCGGTTGCTTCAATATCATTTTTGCTTAAATTGATTTTATTCAATTCAATATCTGATAATGCTAATGAGCCACTTAGCATACGTGGGACCAAAACAGATTTTACAGCGTCCAAGGTTTGCGGTGTTGCATAATGAGGAACTCCAAAAACCTGATTTGCTAGATGAGGATAATTAATTAATTTCGGCATAATATTGTCTCTATTTCTTTTATTTGGGATGGCGTTGCTTTTTTAATTCCTGTTAACATTGATGTATCAATCATATTCAACGGTGTTAAATAAGTATCGCCGCCAGATATTGGGGTTAGGTTTTCCATTCTTCTGATATCATTGACAGATAACCACCCCCACTGCCTGCCAATCGCATATGATTCATACCGTGCTTTTTGATCGCCTCTAAGCAATCCCGATACGTTAAATTCAATATATAAATCTTTACGTTCTGACGGTAATAATAAATCACGCATCATTGCCGCTTCATGACGTTTTAACCAAGGCAATAAGGTATAAATAACAAACTGTAACCCTTGATGCTCAATATTGCTAAATGTGGCTTTGTCCAAGGACTGGATCATATGAGGAGGAACTTTATATAATCGGCAAACTTCAATTACGCCGTATTGACGGCTTTCTAGTAGTTGTGCCTTTTCGTTATCCATTGCCAGTTGTTTATACGTCATGCCCTCCTGTAGTAAAGCTACTGAAAATGCATTACGAATCCCGCTGTGTTTTTCTCTCCATTTATTTAATATGGCATCCACTTTTTCTTGAGATTCTATAGGTTTAACATCGCTAGGGCGTTCAATTACTCCACTCATTGTTGTGCCATTAGCAAACACTTGTGATGCATGCCGATCAACGGCAATACTCAAACCGATAACATCTGCATTAGTTTGCAATGGTGAAACTCCCACAAAACCATCAAACGAAAATGCTTTAACATGATGCATCATGTGCATGGGGACAATTTCATTGTGATCTAAAAGATTATAATAAGGTAATCCGTCAGGACCTTTTAAAACCTGAATTTTTTTAGGATTTACAGGGATTAACTCTGTTACATAACCACTTCCGTCACGCTCTATTAATGAATAACTATTTCCATCAACGCCAAGATAACCTTGCTTTTGTTCATTGAATTCAAAAATAGTGTCTTTTTTATTTGGCTGATTATGAATTAAATCATATAAAGGGTGATCTGTTGCTCGTTCTCGCTGTCCATTTTTACCACGACGATAGAGTTCACAGGGCAACTGTGCTACAGACTCGGCTAAAAGAGTAACACAGGCCTGAACTGCGCTTTGTGCAAATGCTGTTTCACGATTTACCATCACCCCTGCCGAGCTTGATCTTCCAGAAATAGAGCTAATCCAACGCCAAGCTCCACTCTGTTGAATTTTATGCCCTTTGAACATTGAGGGAGTAAACATTATTAACCTTCTTTATTTTCAATTTGTTGTGAGTTAGCAATCACCTTTGAAGCAAAATATGACCACATGATAAAAATACAACCTGCAGTAATAAAACCACATGCGGGCAATATAAGCCATGCTCCGTAAGAGACTAACGCCCCTCCCAGAACCCCAATTAAAAAAATAATTATGTTTAGCATAAGACATCCGTTTTTTCGTAAATTGAATCTTCATCATCTTGTTCAGATAGAATAATTCGACCAATAGCCATTATTAACGCTACCGCTCCATCAATTTTGTTTTCATTCCGCTCTTTTATCGGTCGCACAACATCATCATTACCTGGTGCATTTTTTCCAACAACGTTACTAATACACCACGTTAAAATAGGGTTACCGTCGTGATGAAATCTGCCCGATTGAATGGCAGCCTCCAATTCCTTCATTGGATCACTTAAATTAGTAAAGTTTTGAATAATTGTGACTGGGTTTAATCCCTCGTCAGCTAGATGATGTGATAGGTTTGTAGCTCCGTGCGGATCTATCGCTGAAACTGTGACAGGATTATCTTTGTTGGACTCAATAGCGTCATGTAATATTTCACGATAATCAATTTCGGCACCGTCAGTAACTTCTAGATGCCCCGTATTAATCCATTTTTGAAAGCGTTCTGCTGTTTTTCTATCTTCGACATCAGCACCATAAACAGTGTCATAGGGCACCCAAAACTTTGGAGAAATACAATAATAATGGCGTTTACCATCAAGAATTCGGTGAAATAGCCTGACTCCACTGTTCATATCCAATTTTCTGGCCAAATCATATCCACGTATTACTGATTGCCCCTCAAATTGCTCTAACGATAAACTTTTATCTTCGCAGCTTGCCCAACTGATCATATTAAAAAATGCTGATTTTGCTGAAACCCACACATTTAAATGTTTAGTCTTAAACGTATTTGCCAATCTTGCATTATTAATTGCTCGTTGTTGTTGGCTTAATAAAAAGTCACGATAAACAGAAATACCTATATTGGGATTGGCCTTTTCAAGTGCAGAGGGATCTGTCCAATCGTCACCCTCATCAATCGTGTAAATAATGCCAAACAGTTCATCATTCGGGACTGTTCCATTTAGCATATCAATCACTTCTCGGCGTTTGTCATAACAAGGACCTTCAATGTTATAACCTGCGGTTGTAATCGCCCACATCAACGGCTGTTTACGTGCCCCCATACCTGTTAGCATTGTTGTGTAAAGTGAATCGGTATCATGTTCATGATATTCATCAACAATTGCACAACTAGGAGAAGCCCCGTCACCAGGATTACCGATCAATGGTTCAAAGCGAGCACCGTCTGCAATTCGACTAAGATTAGAAGCATTTACGGCTATACCAAATGCTTCACAAAGAAGAGGTGTTCGTTTACACATTAATCGAGCAGGACGAAAAACTTCCCACGCTTGTTTTTCAGTTGTGGCACCAGAATAAACTTCTGCACCAAATTCATTATCCGCCGAAAAGCAGTATAACCCCGTTCCTGCTGAAATTGCCGACTTCCCGTTTTTACGCGGAATTTCAGTGTACACTTCACGAAATCGACGTAAATTTGTTTTTTTATGAACCCATCCGAATACACAACAAAATATAAATAATTGCCACGGCTCTAATGTGATCGGCATTCGTTTAAATGCCCATTCGCCTTTTGTATGCGGCAATAATTGAATAAATTTACATACTTTTTCCGCAAGATCTTTATTAAATTTATATTTAAATGACTTATTTTTTTCTTGTTCTAAATCATCTAAATGCCTTTGGCATGCGTCAATTACATATTTACACGCAATAATTTTTCCTTTAACAATATCTCTTGCATATTGATTTGCAGCATTAACATTTTTATATGATTTTTTGGCCATAACTATAAATTACTAAATGGGTTATTTGATTTTTCTTTAGTCGCTAAACCAATCAATCTTTGACGGCTACTAGGATCTAAACCCAGCAATGCGCCAGTTGTGTTCATTTCAGATTCTTGTTCTTTTTTGGCAGTTAACTCAGGATTTTTTACTGGTCCACCAGTTGCGCCGATCACGGTATTACCCTGCCGAGCAATATTAATTACAGCTCTACGCCAAAATTCATATGCGACACACCAACGCTCAAGAATACTCAAATCGGTTACACACAATAGTCCTTCAGCACACAGCTCTTTTGCTGTTAGCTCCCACATTATAATAGCGAGATGCAATTCAGCTTCTACAAACCATTCTGGAGGGGTAACACCTTTTATTGGTGTAAAAGTGGGTTCATATTTATTAAGTTTACGTTTGCCCGGATTGTTCGTGAGCTTTTTAATTGCGACTGGTTTTGGCTTACGTCCTGACCGTCCGCTTGCTCCAGCCATAACATCTCCAATTTAAAGTTCATTTTTCGCGGTTGTAAAAATTTGCCTAGGGGGGCGGTACTCAGGAAGAAAAGCTACAGAGATTTGATCCCCCCTACCTAAGCCGCTCTCTTGCTGTTTTCTTATCATGACAGTGCTTATTAATTGCACGCAGATTACTTAGGTCATCTGTTCCGCCATGAGCCTTGGCAATGATGTGATCAACGTGAGTGGCTTCTTTAACCAAACCCAATCCCTTACATTCATCACACTGACAAATATATTTATCACGCTGCAAGACTTGTTTCCTTAGCTTGTCCCAAGATGATCCATAACCTCGCTCATGTCTTGAACGACCTTTTTGGTACCTAGCCCAACTGTTTTCCGTTGGTTTGTGACTTGTACAATAACCTGACGCATCAGTTGTAACCCTTGGGCAACCTTGTTTTCTACACGCTTTTGGTGTGCGAGCTGGCATATTAACTCCAAATTAGACAAACCAATTATGTTGAGAACAGTAACGTTTTCCTTGTGGTGTTTTGTTCTTACATCCCTTTTTATTACAAACAGACCAATCCATTTGGCGTTGTATTTTATTCGCCTTGATCATGTATAAATGTTTATCACAATAACCACTTGCTGAATACGCACAAACACAACATCCTTTTGCTTTACATCTCAACTCAACACCTCAATCTCGACACCATTAGAGTTTGTTATAAAGACGCTTTCACCTTCATAAATAAACAAATATGAAAGCTCCTCTTTATCATTTTTATCATCTGTTGATAAACAAACTAATCCTATGATCATCGTATTATCATTAATGCAACGAGGAAGAATAAAAACCTTACTATCATCGCGATAAACGCCTTTTTCAATTTCAGTAGCACGCCCATAACAAATCATATGCTCTGGTCTCTCATACCCCTTTTTTTTAGCCTCGGCAATTGTTGAATCAAACATTAACTGACCAGGTCTAGCTATCACTACTGAATCACATTCGCTAATAATTGTGTTGTTATTTGTGTTTATCTTTACTGTTTGCATTATTTTCACCAATCACTTTTTCGTAAATAGTTATACATGAGTTAGCACGATTCCGCTCTTTTTCACCCCATGTTTTATATTCATTCATTAATTTAAGCGCATCTTTCCACTTAACAAGATTTTGCTCATTTATCGAAGGTTCAGGATTTTGTTTCGATATGTTATCGGGCAATGGAATGTAAGTCGGAGTTACATACTGAATTTTAGTTTGTTGAGAACAACCTGCGGCGGACATCATCAGCAATATTACTATTGCCACACTCGTCACTTTTAAGTAATGCATCCATATCTTTCTGTAATACATCATATTCACCTTGTAACTGCTCGTTTAAGTTCATATAAAGACTTGTTTCTTGCACAACTGTTTCGATTGAACTTTTTGTCAGTTCGCGCTGATATTCCAACTTACCAACATACTCTTTCTCTCGCTTCAAATCTTCTTGAGCGTAACTCAACTGTATTTTTGCAATTTTGCCCTTTAAGCGTTCAGAGTTATAAACCCAAAAACCATTACTTGAAATTAACGACACGATCAGAACAAAGATAGTTATTGCTATTTTTTTATTCATGATTACGCTCTATCAAATAACTCTTTTTCAGCTTGGCGACGTTGAGTCAAACCAAGGCTCGGTTTTTTAACGCCATTTACCCTGATTTTGTTCCACACCAAAAATTGATTAGATGCCCCTGAATAATCCCCTGCATTTAATTTTCTTAATAATGTTGAACCAGTAAATGCAGTAATGCCGATATTGAAAACCAACAAAATTAGAGCATCAAATTGATTTTGATTAATCGGCACTTTAACTAATTTATTCACTGCATTTTCAAACTGAACTAAATCACCCGTTAGGAAAATTTCAGCTTGTCCGACTGTTATTTTATCGCCCTCTTTTACTCCTGAAGTATGACCCCAACCGATAGTCCAAACACCTGCTGAGCATTGGTATGCTATTAACCGTAATCCCTCAAACGACTTTAATTTAGATTTTCCATTAATGCTTGTTTTCATTCTTCCTCCGAAAATTAAATATCCTTGGCCATGTTGCATTTTTAAATGCGCCAACAACATTACCGTTGTGTGCCAACAAAACAGCCAGAATAAAACTTCTACCTAATATTTCCGTAAGATCAATTATTTTAGGTTGACCAATAAATACCAGGATTGGATCGGAAATCATTGCAAGCATTAATGAATAAGCTAACAGAGACGGAAAGAATCTAAACTTTGACTTACCACGTCTATAGCAAAACAACGCGCCTGCAGATGATAAACTCAATAAAACAACAATCCATTTAAGAAGTGGTTGCACAGAGTGCATATCGAAGTTAAATAAACTAGCTAATAGATACATTAATCATCCCTCCTAGTATTGGAGAGCCATTTTATAATTGAACTAAAAATAGATTTTTCGACATCTTTATTCTCTAAAAAATACACCAGCACTTTTACAATAAATGCTGAGGACAACAACGCTCCTAATGACTGATCAACAGTTAACTGAACAAATGGGACAAATGCAGCTATAATTTTCCCAACTGCGTTAGATGTCGTGATACCAAGAAAAAATGACAAAATAAAATACAACCACCGCCGACTCAAACTAATATTATGACTAGATGTCATATATAGTGTTGCACCGGCAAATGAACTAATTATTACTGGATATGCGTCAGATCCAGACACAACACCAATAGCGCACATTACCGCTAAAAATGCTGATGTAGTGGCTGGCTCTTGCATGTTTTTACCCTTTTAACTTAAATAGTTGTTTCTTTAATTTCTGAAACTGTTTTCAAAAACGTTTCTTCTTCAAACTCAACCCCAAGCCCAAAGCGACCTAATTTTTTAGCTGCTTTTAATGTCGAACCTGAGCCCATAAAAAAATCAGCGACCAAATCGCCATCTTTAGAACTTGCACTTATTATCTGCTCTAACATTATTGATGGTTTTTCACAAGGATGCTTACCTCGATAATAAGCGACTGGCTTATGCGTCCAAACATCTGTATATGGTACATGCTTTGTCACATTAAATGGGCGCCGTAAGTGTTCGTATTCTTTTTTTAAATCATCATACTGCTTAAATAGAAATTCATAATCATGGCTTAATACAGAATATTCACTTGTTAAAACGTTACTATTTTCATGCAACTGACCTTTTTGTATTTTTTCTTTTGCTATTTGATTAAATAATTCTTGCAGGGCTTTATACTGTTTTTCATTCGGTAACTGCCATTGGCTTCGACTGAACCAGTGCGAACACATTTGTGAATTAGTTGCTCTGTTAATATCCGCAGCAGAAACCCCAAGTTCATCACGCGCATTCCTAAAATACTCAATTAGTGGAGCAAATATAGTCTGTCGCAAACTCTCACACTTTGACGCGTAGCCAACTTGCCCTTTGAATTTACCTTCTGCATTATAATGCTCAGCAAAAATAATACGCTCACTAGATGTACAATATGCTCGTAATGATTCTTTATGTTGCCGTAACCATGTTCCATTAGGCTTTGCCCAAACAATGTGATTTAAAACATTAAACCGTTGTTTGATTAATATTTCAGTTTCAGCGCATAAGTGGGGACTACAGAACACATATAAAGAACCCGCGGGCTTTAACACTCGCCAGAATTCAGCAAAGATATCATCTAGCCAAGCTAAATAATCATCTGCAGTTCTCCACTGATTATCCCATTTATTTGTTTTAACTTTATAGTACGGAGGGTCAGTTAAAATGAGATCTATATGATTATCAGGCAATGATTTAAGTACATTCAGACAATCATCATGAATCAATGTTAAGTTATCTATTTGAATTTGATCGCTTTTTTTACTGGTCATTTTTACAGTAGTCCTGTAGAATATGCCCGCTGATCAGCTGGGGCTTGGTTGATACTCATGACCATGACGCGTGGGTATTGATGACTGCTACATGCAGCAACATGTAGCAGTCCCCCATCACATAAAGAAAGGCGGCGAGTTGCAGCGATATAAACACTGTGGAGCTAATGTGGAGTAATAGCGTTTATATCTCTCGCCATAATTTCTGTGCAATAAAAAACCCCAACTGAGTGAGTCGGGGTTTAATTTGGATGCGAAAACCGCAATATAGGCGTATTATATGTCGCTACACAGCGACAGTCAATCACATAAAATTTATTTTTTATATAATAAGGATAATTTTTTTGAATTATAAGAGATAAGAAACATGTCAAGAAAACTTCGATTTATTAAACCATCACTATATCCAAGTGAAAAAGTACAAACACTCACGTTAGAACGAATAAAATATAACTATGAGAACGGAATTACAACTAATTTAATCCCCGATACAAATATTCTTATAGCCATGGAAGAATGTGCTGATAAGAAAGTAAATAATGACCAAGATAGAATTAGAATTTTGAAAGATCATGATTTAATAGAGTTATTTAACTTATTGGGATTAAACTCATACTCAAATATTGCATGGTGTCCTTTTTTTTCTTTATCTGAAATGCCCGGTAAATATGCAAATTATAGCTATAAAAAACTAAAATTATTCGATAAAAAATTTAAATTCGAATGTGCTTATGAAGAAGATAATATCAATGATGATACATTTGATAAGCAACAAACCAGAAAAACGATAGATAATTTCACTTCAGGGCAAAAATTAATATCTTCTTTTTCCTACTGTTCATTGTTATTAATTCAAATTATTGAAAAGAATCTAAACAACTCAACTTTTGATGACAAAATTAATCTCTATATTCGTATTGTTATAGATGAACTTGATTTAGTGTCTATGAAAGAATTCTTTATTGCTTGTATTGTTTTCTACTCATCATCTGTAAGACAAAACAATGGTCCTTATAAAGAATTAATTAAAGATATTAAAAAGAATTTTTATTCTGGAAAAAAATCGAAGTCATTTAGTAAGTTATCACCTTTAGAAATAATGAAGTCCATAGCATCAAATGGCTCTTTTGATTTAGCACTTATAAATATATGTAACATTGGTGATTTTAATGGAATTGATGGCGAAAAATTAGATAATTGGATTGTTTCTTTCGATAATAAATTATTTAATCTTGTAAGGCATTTTCCTCATTTCAAAAATGGAAAAGGTGAAAGTTCACATGTATACTATAATAATCTACTAGAAATTATGCCGGAACATAAAGATAGACTTTTGTCTATTATGTCATTATTAGAAAATAGAAAAAATAAAACCCTGAAACTTGAAAAACTTCAAAATGAACCATTAGATATATGCATAAAAGAAATTGAATCAATTATTGATAAATTTCACCAAATGGCAATAAATGGCATCTAAAAAGCCCTTTCGGGCTCAGTTTATTGAATAAATGGTAACACCCGTTGCCAAGATAGATTGTCGGTGTTCACTTGAGTGGTTTTCATTTTATTTTGTACTATTTTTTTGCAAACTTGAATCAAGTTGCGGTATTCTCTGCTCATCGTATAGTATAGCGTGGCTTTTTCTGATTTTAACACTCTAAGTGCTGGCTCTATTTCTTCAATTTCTCTACGCATATGCTCTGCTGCTTTATAGAGCCAAGCAAAATCACAAAGCTCATCGCCAGTTAACGCTTCTGGTTTAGTTAATAATCCACCTAAAAATTCAATTGCACTATCAAATTGAATTGCAGGTAAATCTTGATAACGGGGGATCTTAAATTGCTGATGTAGTTTGGTGTAAATAGCTTGGTGTCGTTCGCCTGTTCGATAAACTCGCTCATTTACCGCTTGTTGGATTGCCTGTTGTTGTTCGGCATTAATTGTTAATGAGTAACTGCCAGTCTTGCGGATCGTGGGTAATAAATCTTCCATGACCCATTCTTCAAAAATAACAGCTTTCTCTTGTTTACTTTTAATAATTAACCTAAATAAATTTGCCTCACTAATATAAGTCATTTCTTGATTACCACCTTTTGTAAGGGTGTACCGTTTTGTTACTCCCTTTTCTTTGCAATGTAACTCTATTGCTCTGCGTGGGTTTTTATATTCAAGAATAGAACAAACGTCATTAGCTAAAAACCATAATTGGTTGTTAATTTCAGTGGTACGAACAGGTGAATTATTGAAGTTAAACGTAAAGAAATTAATAGATATGTTTGACATATTTTTGTACCTTTTGATTTAGTTTATTTTCCCATGTTGATTGGGCGCTAGGTGCTTCAACACAAATATAAACCCCAAAAGTAAGATTTACACCTGCCAACGTCCTTACGGATAGTTCGCCACCTAGCATAAACTGGATACAAAAAAACCGCTAAATCTCGGTTTGCGGTTATCCGCTTTTGGTTATATAAGTGTGTTGAGCACTCAAACACAAATATACAACCCGACAAAATTATTGTCAAATTATAAAATAACATCACTTATTACATCATGAATTTTAGCGAACACATAAATTTCAGCCATCTTTAATTTGTCACAAACAAAATCTTTACTTTTATGTGTATTTTTGGCTAATTGACGACAAGATTGTTGATTGATATAAACTGATTTAAGAATAGAATAAGAAATAATATCTATTTTTGATAAGCACAAAATAGCTTTATCAACTATTTCAGCTTCATCTTCACTGAGTAATGGGCGAGGGTCAACGCCATTATTATCGTTAAGAATTGATGGCGATTTATATGGGTATTCTAAACCCGTTCTTATACTACGTCTAACATTAGCCCATGCGACAAGGACTTGTTTAATATCTCTCTTCATGTAACTCTCCAATATTGATAAGAGAGGAATTTTTACAATATAACAGTCTGCACTCTGTTTATTGCTTATACTCCACACTATGTTATATTAGCATCTATCTATTTAGATGCCAATAAAATTCTTTCGCGCTTAAATATACGCCAGCAATGCATTTTTACCTAAAATTTTATACAATTAACCATTTTTAAAATGGTTAATTATTAAACAAGGGTAAAAATGGGAAATATTGACAAATATACAGAAAAATATCGAAATTTAAATTCAAAAAAAAGTAATTCAATATGTATACATCAACACTGCGATAAAAAAGCAATAAATTCTCATTGTTTTTCTAAAACTAGCATGTTGAAAAAAATAGCCATTGCTGGAAAGTTAAGGACTGACGATTTTAAAATAAATGATAAGGGGATGAGTAAAGAAATAGTTTTTAAAGAAATTGGAATACATGAGGCATCAACTTTCAAAGGTTTTTGCCATGAACATGATTCTTTGTTTTCATCAATTGATAGATATGGAATCACTACTCTAAAAGACATTTTTCTTCAGCTATATCGTTCTATGTCTAAAATTTGGTTTACTTATAATATATTAACTATTTGTGAAAAAGAAACCTTGGGAGTGAACACTTGTCACAACTCAAATTATCAGAATAATAAAGTTATTAATGATACACAAATGAGAGATCTGTTTGCTGATCTTTCAATTGATGTGCCGACTTTAAATTCTCCCTTAACATTATGTTCAAATTTCGCTTTAAAAATGAACCCTTATCAGTCGGAAGAGTTTACTAAGGCTAAAGTATTAGTAAAAAAATTAGATTTCTTTGTGCCAGCAATCTTTCAAAATTATCTTTGTCTCAAAAAAGATGGTCACTATATTGACTATTTATTTATTGTAATTCCATTCGAAAATACTAGTTTAATAACTGCAGCGTCTGATAATGACACTATTGAGTGGATTAACAGCGAGCTTAAAACAAAGATTTCCTCATTAAATTTTATAGAGTTAATGTTTATGATGAATTCTAATTTTTATTTATCACCAAAAATATTTAACGAATGGCCAGATGAAAGAAGGGAAATTATAATTTCTGATTACAGGTATCACAACGAATTGAATATCAATTACGATTATGATATATCTTTATTTGATGACATAAGAAAGGAATTAATTAAAAATGAATTACCTTCTATAATTGAAAAAGAAGAACGAAAATTAACAAGCTTACCTTTAAGAGAGGATACTCTGATTAGAGAAAAAAGAATGCAAGTAAGACATTCTAATGATTTTAGAAATCAACTAAATATTTAACCGCCGAAAATTTAATTAATTATTTTCACTTAAAAAATAACTTTCATCCCAAAAACACGATCCAAAAATTGAACTAATAACAGTATTTGTGACCCGTGTGTTTGCTCCCATGCTTCAACGCCTCTATGCAGTTCATTATGATGTTCTCGACACAGCGGTAAGGTAAATATATCATGAGCCTTTCCTCCCATCTTGCCTTGACCATAACCGATTATATGGTGAGGATCATCAGCTTGTTTACCACAGCAAACACATGGCTGAGCTTTTACCCATTGAGTATATTTCGCTGATTCCCACCGCCTCATTTTTGGTCTAAGCATAAACGATTCTGGCGACTCAGGATCTACAGCTATTTTTCTAATTGGTTTTGTTAAAGTTGCCATACAATTGAATGCGTTGCTTATTTCTGTTCGCAACATTGGTGCAGAACGATCATCACTAGCTACTAAATCAGATTCTTTGTAAACAGACTTTATCTCTTCAATTGGTCTATTATGCAGTAATCTGGCCATATTCTCAGGTATGAGTTCATGCAGTTGATTGATTACAGCCCACCATGCTAATTCTTGAATTGATAACAGATGATTACTGTCATGTTTTAACTGGTTTATAACACATTCGATTAGAAATTTTTTTAAGTTGCGCTTTGCTAGCGTTTTCACATTATCATCAATAACTAAATCTTTATTGTGATGCCAGCACACACGAATAGCTGAATTGCCAACTTTTTCATTCACTAATTCATGATGACAATACTCACCATCTTCTAACTGACATTTATATCGTTGATTTAAAAAATAATCAAAGTTATATAGATTTTTTAGTTTATCAACTACTGTGTCATGTAATATAAATGGATCGATATATTTATTATTTAATAATGGTTGCTCATCTTGAATAATACCCGATTTAATACCCGCATACTCTTCACCACTTTGAGAAATAATAATACGATTACCTGTGCACAGTTTTTTTAATAACTCTGCACCAGGTTTAAGAATGACTAGTCCAAGCTCAGGCTGGCAATATGGAGTAAGTATTGCTTTCATTATGCCACTTTAGCGTTTTGCATTAGCTTTAGTAATTCTTTAAATCTACTATCATAAAAATGAGGCTGCGTTTCTCTAGGGTTATTCGGTGGAGTAAGATTTTTACCATATAACAATCCATACGCAGTAATTGACCAAAACTCTTTTTCTTCACCTGTTTTAACACTCTTGCGTTTATTGCGCTCAACAATGCCTAAATCTTTCAATATCGCATAAGCCACTGTCGTTTTTAATGGAACTTCATATTTTTGTAATAAATGCGTTAATGAAAAAGATACACGGCTGGAACCATCGACTGAGTCACTTGGTGCATCTATTGCATAATTAGGTAATAGACAGGGTATACCTGAATATTTTTGTAATTCTTGGTACCCTTTTAATTTGGCTGAATTAGATAAATTTAAAGTTCTAGATGCAGATTCTAAAATCATCAATCCGATATTAACTTTATCCACTTCTGATGATTTTCTAGCTACAACAGAATCAAATGTACGAATAACCTTTAGATTAAATGTGGGGCTAATCCACATTGCATAGGCATAAACAAGCTCTTTACAAGCGTATGTCCCTCGCTCAATACCACCATGCACCACTTCCAAAGCAGGAATTCCTGCTTTGACAAATTCTTCAGTTATTTCTTGTATTAATTCTTGGGCTTGTTTATTTTCAAGCCACAAAGATGGGCGGTTTTTATTTAGTTGTCCTGATGCTCGATGAAGATCATTTAAGCAATACAACCCCTGCTTATTTTGACGAATAATAACATTTTCAATAGCAATTAATTGATTCATTTTTTAATACTCCACTTGTTTCTATATTCGCTTAACATCTGCATTGTTAAGCAACCTCTTTCGCAATATGTCAGTCTGCACTCTGACACTGTTAATATATACATTATATAAAATTATAAAGAAAATAAAAGATGTAAGATGGTATGTTTACTGTTTTTATTGGCTGATAAACTTGAAGAGATAACAAAGAGGAATGATGACTCCGAACAAATAAAGTTAAATTTTTATCGTTCGGAGGCGTTATACGTATAGTTAGGAAATTACAAAATCAATATTTGTATTACACGCGTTTAAATATTTTAAAATCGTTTTTATATTAGTGTTAAGCGGTGATTTCTCAATTCTATTTATGTTAGAAGGTGCAACATCTAAACGTTTTGCTAGCTCGGTTTGAGATAGTTTTGCTGTTTCTCTTGCTGTTAACAACAATTCACGCAATTTCCACTCGTTCTCGGCTTCATCATATGCTGCACGCGCAGCAGGATCTGCTAGCGCCATTTCTTTAATTTCACTAAATGTTGTGCTGTGTTTTTTACTCATTTTCAATCATCTCCAATAATCTTGTTCGTGCTATTTGTAGTGCGCCGGCTGGCGTTTTTTGTGTTTTTTTTACAAATGCATGCAAAATAAAAATAGTTTTTTCTTTTTGATATACATAAATAGTTCTAGCTATATTATTGCGCTCTAACGCTCTCAATTCAAATAAACCATTTCCCAACGCTTTACTATGTGGCATTTGCATTTGTCCGAATAATTCCAATTTTTCAATCAATTTAATTGTTCGACCTTTTAACTCTGATGGTAACTTAAGAATTTCAGCTTTTGCATCATCATGTGTTTTTATTGTGAACATTTAACTAATCCGTTTTGTTATTTTTAATAATTGTATCAAATTTGATAAAAAAAGCAATAAATTTTTATTTGTTTTGATAAAAATATCAAAATAAATATTTTTATCAAAAAAGATAAAAATAATGCTGGACTCTGTTTTTGATGAGAGTTACATTATCGTTATTGAAACAGATAACAAGTTTAAAAAAGGATAAAAAATGAATAAATTTAATGAGATAAAACTAGAAGAAAAAGTTGAAAAATTACAAAAATTACAACGCGAATTGTACGCAGAATATAAAGAATTAATTGATGACAATGTTTTTATGAAAATGAATACTCGGCTCGAAATTTTGCAAACAATGCAACAAATACTAAAAATTGGGAAAACAACAGATAACTTAAAAAATAGTTTTTATATTGAAAAATTTGATAATTAAGAGGCAACTAAAGCATGAAAAAATTTATTAAATTATTAAATGATATTAGCAAATCTCACAATATAGCAATTAACGCAACGCTGTCGAAATCGACAGCAAATAAAAAAATTTGTTACGCTCATATTGAGCGTTCTTCTAGTGAACTAGATCGTTATAATTCTTTTTTACGCGATATTGAATTATTAACTGCAAAAACGGGCGTAATGTTAACCGGCTCAATCAATATGATAGATTTAAATTGTTTAGCTGATTTTGATAGTTACAAAATCAACGGAAATCAAATAATAGCATCAGTAAAAGATTTTAGTTTACGATATATTAAGCAGATTAGAATACATAAATTTAAATATGATAAATAATTGATTTTGTGAATTTGAAAAAGTAAAAACCCAGTAAATCGGGTTTTTATTTATTTTTTATGCAGCTTTTTCACAAATGCTTATTAAAACCATTCCTTTATTATCGTTAAACCAATCTGATTCAATTCGTTTAATCTGACTATCATCAACCCAAACGCCTGCTGTTGTAAGTGAATCGAACAAAGCCTTAAAATAATTATCCATATCACGCCTAATATTATTAGGCGGATAAAATTCAACTTTGACAGCAACATTATCTGTAATTGGTTTAGGCTTCTTTTTTAATTGCTCATAAACTGCAGCAATAACCGCAGTTTTATATTTTCGACCTTTAACACTTAATAGCGTTCTGCCATTCAAGTTGCGCCAGTAAGTATTCATTGATGGAGGGAATGGTAATGTTAATTCAATCATTTGGAACCAACTTCATTTTTTCAATATTAAGTATTTCTGCGACTTGATTGTACGTTTCAATAAAATCATTAATTTCTTCATTCCAGCGACCACAATAAATATGTTCACCTTTATTTATTTTATAATTAACAATAATTTCATTTTGAGCACATAGCAATTCATTTAATAAATCACATGAAACAGTTACTGTAGCTTGTTTAGTCATCATGCTGCTTTGAGTCGCTTTTAACACCCAACCTTGAAATGCTGACTCCATGTTTTTCCTTAAATATCCGCCCTTTCTATCCTTTCTTAAATGAATATCTGGGCACCCATTTTTGCGCATAGCATATTCAAATGATATTCGCTCATTGCTTATATTTATCATCGTTTAGCCTCCATTCTATTCACCAGAAATCTAGTTGCGTTATTAATTTGATCTATAGGGAGATTATCGATAATCATTTTATTAATACTTTGTTTAACCTTTGTTTGATCTTCAATGGTTAAATTTTTAGAAAATTCTACCGAATCAAAAATTTCATTAACTTGTTTTGGCCATACAGTACTCACCTTAGGATCTGGGATTGTGTCTTTGATTTTTTCGTAAGTATCAAAGATATCATTGCGGTTAACACAAGAAATTCGACACTCACCAAAAGAGCGAGGATTGAATACCGCAAATAATGAACCACGATTATTACCGTGAATTTTTTGTTTATTGTCAGATCTGACAAATGAAATACGACCATTAACAATAAAATAAATTTCACTAGCTAATTTTCGTAACTCGTTAAACCATTCAACAGATGTATCAACGGGTAATAACATCACGGTACCAACACCATGATCCGCAGCTTCACGTGCTTTTTTAACCCACGGTAAGATTCGAGAATAAGGAGGATTACAGAACGCAAAACCGCTTTTTAAGTGAGCCCAACCGTTAAGTAACGAATCATATGACTCAGTTAAATAATTCAAATGCAAATGATTGTGATCACTAGCAGCCACATCACAAACAAAACTAAAGCGAGCATTTAAAAATTCATATAACTCAATCGGTGTTTGCCATAGATCTTTTATATCTGAATCAGTTTTGCTTTTTGAATGTTTATAATCAACTTTAGCCATTTTCTGCTATACTCCTTTTTGCTTTCTCTCTCGCCCTTTCTCTCATTGCGTTGACTGCATCAGAATTACAATAATATACGCCGTAGCCTGAGCCCGTTTTTTTATCTTCAAGCTGAACCCGAATTTCAGGGATGACGTCACCCTGACTTAATTTTTTTGCCCATTTGTTAATTAGCATTTCTGCACGCTTTTCAACCTCAAACTCAGATTGGTTGTATTGGCGCATGTGCTTTCTAAGGTCGGTAACAATCCAGTACATGACTGGATGAGACCAAGGGAATTGCTCCGCTGTTTGACATGAAAAACCAATCTCAGCACTATACTTGTTGAACTCTCGCATAACTTGAGCAACGGTTGGTAACCCCATACCTGATGCCTCGCCCTCTTTACACCATGAAATAAATTGACCGGGTGATGGAACAAATGGCGTGCTTTGTTGACGTGCTTTCTTCATGCCAATTTCAAACTGACGTAACGTTGTTATGCCGTTTTCAGCAAATGACAATAACCATTGTTTTTTAAACGTATCCAGATCTGATTGTGTTTTAATAACAGCAGTTATTGCAGGGAATACCGCTTTTAACTCAATGAATATTTGATTGAATTGTTTTTCAATTTCATTAATAACATAAGTTTTGCGATCAACAGGCTGAGCTTTAACGGCTAACCCATTACAATTGTCATAAATCTCGGCTAACGATTTCATACAGTTCCTCCTGCCCAGCCTGTACTGTGCCAATCAATTTCTGATGATGTTGGTTTATTATTTGTTGTAGAATGGAATCTATCCCAGTGTTTACGTAGTTTTGCTGGACACTGGATATTATCTTTCCAAAAGCTATCCATGTTGGCTATTTTGAATCGCCTACAAATTTCTTTGTGAGGGTTATCAACGTGATCGCCTAAAACTTGTGTCCTTAACAATCGAATATCGTTAGACCAATCAACCCAATTAGGTTCAACAGCGGTAGGGTTCACAATTAATAATTTTTTATAAATCCACTTGGCACACTCCAAATCTTTTACACTTCCCCATTTTTTACCCAATGTCGTATAAATATGGGCATCAGGATTTTTATGCAAAAAGCGCTTTAATTTTTCATCGTCTGAAAATTTGTCAAAATTTCCAGACAATAAAATATTATTAGTAGTCTCTGTAGTAGTCTCTGGTAATGGTTTACTCATTTTGGGTAAATGCATTGACTCATTTTGACTAGATGCATTATCGCAATTTGACGGAATGCATTTAGTCAAATTGACTGATTGCATTTTGTCATTTTGACTAAATGCAAGTTGTTCAAGTTCATCTAACTTTGTATAATCTATGGAATACCATTTAGTCCTATCTCTTCCGTCTTTGTTATAATTACCAACAAAAACCAACCCTTTTTTCTCAATATTTTTTATCGTTCTGACAATCGTTGAGTCACTAAAAAAGGGAAATTGTTTTGCCCACTCGGACACGCTGTTATAAATCCATTTTTTGCCATCATAATTATTATTGGTTTTTCCTATCCAATAATGCATTTGTTGCAAAATAATGGCTTCATTTAGCCCAATAAGTGTTGCTAACTTTGGATTAACAACTAATAACTCGCTATCAAATAGCAGGTTCATGACGCCACCTTTCTATGAGCTTGTTTGTAAAAGTAATTCCACAAATCTTCAACAAATTTGTGGCTGACAGGTGTCCAGATGTGATTTATCATAGCTTCATATTCAAAGCCTGATTGTGAAAACTTACAACGCAATTGCGTTACAGTACAATTTAGTGTTAAACTATTCATGCGACTAATACTCCACAAGTGTTTTTTCGCAACCGACCGATAGCCTTCTGCAAAATTGCTATCGGTCACCCTTTCCAAAAATCATCTCAGTTATAACGATAATTTCACTTAATCTACATTGAATTGCATACGACGTAGCTTTTAATGACTTTTTCTCTTTTTTATCTAATATGCCATCGGACGTAAATTCATTATGTTGCCGACAGAATTGACCAAGATCTGCAATCAAATTATTAAATTTATTTAGTAGCTCGTCGTTATCAAATTCATTAAATTCAGGCAACTTAACAAAAACACCGCCTCGATATTTTGCAATTGCTTCTGTAATAACATTAGAATTGGCTTCTGCTTCCATTTCTAATATCATTCCAAGCGGTACCATTTGCCCGTTTAATTGACGCACTCGATTGCGCAATGCATTTTCTGTACCTGATGTAGGATCTAATCGTTTAGCCATCTCAGGGTATTTACCGTCAAATGCTGTGATTAACTGATGAATTGCATCGGTTATCTCTTTTGGGGTTGGATAATTTCTATTGTCCACATTTGCCTCTCATTTTTGGTGGTTGTTTTAATGTTTATTTCGATATAATTTTGTATCAACCTTTAATGCTCCATTGGTTATTTCCTGAATCCGATAAGCATTTTTTTCGGGAATAATGTCTCCCCATTGAGAGATAGCCCCTTTTGATATACCTAAACTTTTAGCTAATGGAGTTACACCATTAAAATAATTTAAAACGATATTTTTGAACATTTATGCCTCCTTTTTGTTTAGTTTTCTAAATATTATATGTTTATTTATCTAAAGTCAACAGATGTTAAGATAACTAAACTATTTATTAATAGGTGTCTTTATGAATACAATTGGATCTAGAATAAAACAAAAACGAACAGAACTGGGCTTAACCCAACGCGAACTAGCTAAATCAATAAAAGGGGCAAACCATTCTTCTGTTTCGCAATGGGAGTCAGATATATCTACACCCAGTTCTAAAAATTTATTTGATCTGTCAATTGCTCTTAATTGTGATTTTGCGTGGTTATTAAAGGGAAACTTTGAATCTAATATAGTCCCAGTAGAATTACATCCATACAAAGTACCATTAATTAGTTACGTCCAAGCTGGAGCGTGGACAGAGTCTTGTGAACTAAGAGACTCAACAGGATTTGAATATATAATAACCTCTTTAGATCTATCAAAAAAAGCATTTGCACTTAAAATAAAAGGTGATTCAATGGAGCCCGAGTTTAAAGAAGGTGATTTAATAATCGTAGATCCTGAAGTACGTCCATACCCTGGTGAATTTGTTGTCGCAATGAACGGCGAATCAGAAGCTACGTTCAAGAAATATCGTGAATTAGGTTATGACAAGCATAATAGGATGCAATTTGAATTAATACCATTAAACCCAGATTATAGCCCCATGAGCACATTAAACCAGCAAATACGTATAATAGGCACAATGGTTGAACATAGAATATTTAGGAAAAGACGAGTATGAAATATAAATGTATATCATTAATTTTATTGTTGAGCTGTATGAGCAATATGGCTTATGCGGACTGGGAAGTAAAAAAAGAAGGTCAAACAGAAATAACAGCAAGTATTCATGCAGAAAGAAGCTCTGAAAAAAACACTTCAATGTCGATTGGTTGCACAGATCTTTTTAGTGTAAATGATAATGGGGATTTAAGATTTTTCATTTACACAGAAGACCCTAACTTCAAAAATGCAGGTGAGGTAGAGGTTTTAATTGAGGATCTTAATAAAAACTCCATTAGAAAAAAAATGTTTTCTAATGGTGAGTATATAGAACTAGAACAAGGTAGTCTCGATGTTACAGAAGTGTTTAACTTCATGAAAAATAAGAAACGTATCATTGTTACAATGAAACCATTAACAAAGAATACCAAAGCGGAATTTATTGCATTTTTTGATCTTGATAACTACGATAATATCGTTACAGATGTAGAAAAAACGTGCAAAATAAAATAACAATAAAATAGTGACCTTATCAGGTCACTTTCTCCTGCCGTAACGTTTACCTTTCTAAAATTATTTTATTATTCGATAAAAATAATGTTGACTTTTTTGTTTAGTTATCTAAAATTAAATGCAGTTAGTTTTACATAGCTCTTTAAAAATCAAAACATCTAATTAATTATTCTTGTTTTCAGTTCGTCGTATTTGAAACCCGTTTCTGATTCCATGAATTCTACTGCTGAAATTGGATAACCGCATAAAGCGCATGAGATGCTTTTAACAAAAATAGCCTCATCATTTGGGTTTAGCTTAGGTTCATGCTCGAAAAGATATTCGTGGCTTTGGCATATAGCACAACTGTGTTTTATTGTTTTAATCTCGTCCATAGTCTTAGATCAGTTAATCAGTTAATTAGAGTTATTCATTATAATAAAATACTGAATTTATATACAGTGTTTTTTGATGAATTGTTTTGATAGTTCTTTAAAAATCAGGAACAGTATTAACTAAGTGTATTTTTATTAATATAGGAGGTTATATGATTATCAAACTTGAATTTCACCCTGCATCAGAAAAACCAAAACCTGAAGATTGGACAAAAGAAGCGATTCTTTTTAATAAGTGTGATGGTTACCATCTAGCTGATAATATAATGTTTAACGATGACGGTTCATTTGATGGCTTTTATGATTTCATGATGAACCGTTTTAGCGATGACTTTTACGTATCTTGGGCAATATTACCCGAAAACCCAATTATTGAGTAAGTGAACGCAAGAAGGTTCGAAATATTTTGATATCCTTATCGTTATTCGGAATAGCATTATCTTTTATCATTTTATTTAATATAGGTTTGAGGTTTTTTTCGGTAAAAAATTTTTTCGAATTATCCAAAATAGATATAACCTGATTAAAAGAGTTTTCTATATTATTAACACGTTTAAATGTGTCCAAAATAAAATCCTCATCATCTATATCAGAAGGCATAAGAGATAGTTTTATTAATGTTTCTTCTAGTTCTACTAATAATAATTTTTTTAAATTATTAGCATCACTCAAAACGGATACATTAGAAACTACACCAACAAGATCCTCTACCACATAAGGTGGTTTCTTACCTTGTAGTTTCATTACATCTATTTCATCTTGTTTTGCTTTACGAGTTAAAATTATTCGACCATTACCTAATCTTGCCATGTTAGAAAATTCAGTTTTTGCAAAGGAACCAACTTGATCTATATTGGCTATTTGAGACATTTTTTTTAAGATTATTTTTGCAATAGGTTTTAAAGCGTTTAGTCTATCAAACCAGAAATCTAGTTTACTTTTGCTGTCCAATAATGAATGTTTTGCTTGTGAAATTTTTAAAGACCTATCGAATGAACGAGTTAATGTTTTAAAATTGATCTCACCAAATATATTTTTTCCACACCGATTCCCAATATAAGTTTCTTCACCTGTTGAAGTTAAAACTAAATAGCCATGATTATGAGGTTGGTTACAATTGGTTAAGCAACAATGAAGTTGTTTTTTAAGAGAATAATGTCCAATAACATCAACAAGTTTTTTCCCTGTTGGATCAAAACTTGTCACAAAGTTGGGTCTATTTAATACATCATTCCAATCATCAATTTTAATGAATTTGTTTTTTTCAAAAATATATATAAGACCATTTTCTGACATATATCAATATCCTTTGTAATTGTGGTTACCTAAATTATATCAAAATCCCTTGCTGTTGTGGTGACAAAAGGACACTTGAGCCTAACAAGTATAAAGATAGGCACACTTAGTTAATGCAGTTCCTGATTACAGAATGTTAGTGGAGTAAATCGTACGCTCTTGGAGTGCAGACCAGAGCGTTTTTAAAGATTTTTAATAAATAACGTGGAGTATTAGTATGAGTCATTTTGCAGTTTTAGTTATCGGAGAAAATCCAGAAGCACAATTAGCCCCATTTCATGAATTTGAAAGTACTGGCGAAGATGATCAATATGTTCAAGACGTAGACATTACCGAAAATGTTTTATCATCCGTCGATGAACAGGGTAGTTTAGACTCTGCTTTGTGTTGTCACGGTCTAGAAGACTCAATTGTTGAAGATGAAAGTCAAATTAATAAACTTGACCAACATAAATTTGGTTATGCAATAGTTAAAGATGGCAAATTAATTAAAGCAGTTCAAAGAACAAACCCAAACTACCAATGGGATTGGTATAGCCTAGGCGGAAGATTTGGAGGCTTCCAACTGAAAGACCAAACAACATCACCATTTGCGTTAAAACGTAATATTGATTTCGATACAGCTATTTCTAACGAGCGTCTAGACGCAGAAAAAAGGTACGACCTATTTCATTCATTTTTATCCGACAAAAATTTAGAGTATCCTAAAACATGGAAAGAATGTAAAAAAGAACATGAAGACATTGAAAGCGCAAGGGATTTCTACAATAACCAGCCTGCTGTTAAATTAATTGAGCAAGACTCTAAAATTTCTAAGCTATATCCGTTTTTATGTTGCCCGTTTGACTATTTTGGTAAATCAAAAGATGATTTTGTCAAACGTTGTATTGAATCAACATGCGTTACATATGCAGTAATTAAAGATGGTAATTGGTACTCAAAGGGGAAAATGGGCTGGTTTGGCTTATCTTCTGACGATGTTTCACAAGCTGACTGGAATGCTAAGTTCTGGGAGTTAGTAAACAGCGCATCTGAAAACGCATTATTTAGTTTATATGATTGTCATATCTAAATAAATAAAAATATGAGTCCTGTGCAGAGGGCTCATAAAATGATTTATAAAATTTGTGGAGTATTAAATATGTTTTTCAAAAACCTAATTATTTATCAATTTGATAAAAACAGTAGCATAGAACGTTTAGACAACGACATGCTAAAAAACATGGCATTCACACCCTGCGGACCAACAGATTCAATTAAAAAAGGTTTTGTTTCGCCAATTGATAACGATGACGTATTAAAATTACAGGTCCAAGGGCCTCATTATTAAAGTTACGCATTGAAAGCAAGCTGCTACCGTCATCTGTTATCAAGAAAAAAACTTCTGAACGAATTGAACAGCTCGAACAAAAACTTGGCCGTAGCACAACTAAGAGTGAAAAACATTGTGTAAAAGATGAGGTTATTATTGACTTATTGCCCGTTGCATTCACAAAAGATCAATACGTCTACGTCTGGATTAATGATAAAGGTAAATTTATAGCGGTAGAAACAGCCAGCTTTAAAAAAGCCGAAGACGTTCTTGCGCTAATAAGAAAAGAATTAGGCGCATTAGCACTCAAACCTCTTTCTGTTGAAAATAATATATCATTCACGCTAAAAGAATGGGTATGTAATGACACAACCCCACCTAATTTTTTTATTCTCAATGATGCAATGTTAGCCGATCCATTAGACGGTAATGGAAAAATAAAACTTATTGACGAAAACCTTACTGCAGAAGAAGTCAAAAGTTATCTAAATGGCGGGCGTGAAATTAAATCGCTATCGTTCTCATATAAACAACAAACAGTTTTTACAGTAAATACTGAGCTCGTTTTTTCCAAAATTAGCTATTCATCTGAAATGTTAGATGAAAATAGCGATATCTCACTAGATGATAAAGCAAAACGAATAGAAGCTGATTTCTTTTTAGTTGCTAATGAACTAGCTAATTTAATCAACGATTTTACTAAAGCGGTGCAATAACGCAGTGGGGCGTCTGGTATATGCGTTGATAATTAGTGTTAGCAGTGATCTGTCCCTTATGCGGTTAGCCCACTAATTTGAAATATACAAGTCTAAAACCATTTCCAGACGGTAGCCACGCCGTTGGCGACAGAGTGGCACCTACCAAAATCAACGGTTAAAACAATAGAGGTTAGAAATTGTGATGATAAAGATAATGACTAAATTAAACTGGCGTAAATATCCCGATGAAAAACCAGTTACGATAAGAGAAGACAAAATTATTGCACTTGTAAAAAGCAAGTATTGCGATAAACCTTTTTTGCAAGTTTTCGCCTATGTGCGCGAAATCGAGTTATTTTACTATGGCTATAGCTTAGTTACCGATATTGATCATGAGGACGATACTGATGACGGCAAAACTGTAATTGCATGGACGTATTTAGATGAATTACCACTACCGCAGGAGTACTTATGTCAGAAAAAGTAACGTTTATAGTGAGCGCGCGAATTGGTCCTTCATACAATGAAGTAGAAATAGAAGTTGATAAAGCTGAATATGAAGCTGCGGAAGATAAAAATGCTTACGAACAAGAGTTAGTTGATTCTTATTTCCCAGATCTTGTTGAGATCGGAATAGGTATTAAGGAGTAATTATGAAATATTTTACATATGATCATAATGGCGAGGGCTTTGAATATCACAATACCAAAGAGGATGCAAAACGTCATGCCGCAGAATTGTTGAATTTTTATTTACAAAACGACGATGAAAACAATGTAGATATTTGTTGGGGTGAGATAAAGCAATCTGTTCACGCAAATGATGCTGAACTAAAATTTAAAAAGGTGATGTGATTATGATTACACCAGTTAGAGTAGACCAAATAAGTTTGGTCTGTGCAATTATGAAAGAAATAGATCAACAAAATAATGGTTGTTTTGTCACAAATGAGCAGGTAAACACAATCATAAAAGCCGCAAATATAATATGCGATGAATTTAATAATAAGGTTCCTAAAAAAGAATAATTTTTCAAATATTTTTTAATTACAAGTAACGAGTGCAGACGTTATTAAACATTGTGGAGTAATTATGTCAGAAATTGAGTATAACCTTAAACACCCTGCTATTAGATATCATGGTGGAAAGTGGCGATTAGCGCCATGGATCATCAGCTTTTTTAAAGAACACCGATGCTATGTAGAACCTTTTGGCGGTGCAGCTGGAGTTCTACTACGAAAACCTCGAAGCTATGCTGAAGTCTATAATGATCTTGACGGTGAGATAGTTAACTTATTTAGGGTTTTGCAAAACGAAGAACAATGCAAACGCCTGCAAGAATTATGCATACTAACACCTTATCACCGCGAAGAATTTTTACTCGCATACGAACCGGCCTTAGACCCTATTGAAATGGCTAGACGTACAGTTGTTAGAGCATGCATGGGCTTTGGATCAGCGGGGGCAACAAAACAAACTATGGGGTTCAGAATAGATAGTAAACGCGAGTATTCATTAGCATCACATTTATGGACTCGCTTCCCTGCGAATATTGCATGTGTTGGCGAACGTTTTGCGGGCGTAATTATTGAAAACAGACCTGCAATACAAGTTATGCAACATCATGATGAAAAAAACACTTTACATTACGTTGACCCTCCATATTTACATTCAACTAGAAAAATGGGTAATCGTGCATATTCATTTGAAATGTCAGACCAAGATCATATTGAGTTATTAACAGCAGTCAAACAACTTAAAGGAATGGTTGTTATTTCTGGTTACAACAGCGAACTTTACAACGATATGCTGAAAGATTGGTCTAAACACACAAAACAGGCACAAGTTTCAGCATACCGCGGGACAGGAATAAGAACTGAATGTATTTGGATTAATTATTAAAAACATTAACAAAAATATGTGGAGTATTATATGACTTGGATTACAACCCATTCAGGGTTAAATTTTGATTATCAAAACCCTATTATCGATTCAATCTGTATTGAAGATATCGCAAAAGGATTATCTCATGAATGCCGTTACACTGGCCAGCTTGATAGATTTTATTCTGTAGCTCAACATTCTGTTGAATGTAGTTACGTTGTTGCCGATAAATTTAAATTAGAAGCATTGTTACATGATGCTGTTGAAGCGTACTGCAAAGACATCCCGTCACCACTAAAAAAATTATTACCTGATTACCGCCTAGTTGAAGACAAGGTTGATCAAGTTATCAGGCAAAAATTTAATTTGCCATTAACTATTTCTCCTGAAGTTAAACAAGCTGACCTTATTTTATTAGCAACTGAGCATCGTGATATAGCTAATGATGGCAAAGAGTGGCCAATGTTAAAAGACATTCCATTGCTTGAGAGAAAAATAGAGCCAGTACCAAGTGGTGTTGCTTATAACCGCTTCATGCGTCGATTTTATGAGTTGATCAAACAGGAGATGTAAAAATGGCAGAATATGGCGTAAAAGTTAATAGCTCTAATTTTATTGAAATCTCATCTGGGCAACAAAAGTTTTTGATTCTAACTGCTGCACGTGAGCCAGTCGTTGGTGACATATTAATTATCACTGATAGAAGCGATAACGATAACTCAGTTGAAGCGGTTATTACTAGTTTTGACATTGAAGCAAATGGAATTGAAAACGGTTTTATCGTTGTCAGCATTGATATTAACTCCAAAGAACAAAGTGCAGTAGTAAAACAATCTCAAATAGATAAAAAGATTGTTTTATTAAATGAGAAAATATCTGAGTTAACTAAAAAATATAACGCATCATGTAACAATTACAACGAATTAGATAATGAAAAAACTAAAATCAATGAACTCTTGAAAAAAGAAATTAAAAAAAGTGATGGGATGCAAGAAGAAATATCTTCACTAAAAGCGGAAATCTCAAAACAAAAAAATGAGTTAGCAAGAAATCATAACACAATAAAAGACCTACAATTTCATATTAATAAACAAAGAAATAGTCTAGAAGAGTGCCAAGCTCGACATAATGAATTGGCTGATTTAAATGAATCATTGAACCATGAATTACATAGCATAAAAAATAAAAATGACATCATGAATAAAGCAACCGAACATGTAGTTCCTGATAGTTATATCAAGCTAAGAAGCCTAACCAAAAACTTATTATCTTATATCGATAGTAATTTATAACTGCAGTTAATAAATGCTAGAACGTAATTATGAAAAAGAAGCGAAACAAAAAATATAACCCAACACTAAAATATCAGCAAATATCTAGAATTGTGGCCAAAGATTACATGATTTTAGATATCACTGCTGTTGATGTGTTTGTTTACTACAAAGGTTCTGAAATCAAACCAAAATCGTTCGAAGCTAGAATGTTGAACGAAGTGCGTTATAAATGGCAAATAATGGCAGGCGTTATTTGTCGTGATCAACTAAATCGTGAGTATTTAAAAACAGACACATTCATAACAGCTAATGAGTATTTTACATCTGAACTATCTGATTATCTGGCTGAGTTTCAAATAAATTTATGGGAAACAGCAAACCCAATGCATAGGTTAACCCAATTTTGGTTAGCGACACCAAATACTGTAGAACTTAGCGAGCAACAAGTTATAAATATGATTAATAGTAAAAATGGATTTAATCAGTTTATGACTGAATATGAATATGAATATAAAAAACAAATAAAATAAAGGCCTAACTATGACAATTAACACTATTATTATTGATATTGAAACATTAGATACAAAACCGACGGCAATTATATTGTCAATTGGAGCATTTGCATTTGATAGATTTAATTTAAATGAAACGTTAGAAAAAATAGAAATGGTTGAAATTTCAGGTTGTTACTGTGATCATCATCTATACCTGTCATGTGACCTGCCAGACCAATTATTTTATTCCAACCGAACGATCAGCAATGAAACGCTAGAATGGTGGAGATCTCAAGTTGATAAAAAAATTGTATTCCCTGCACCAGGGCATTCTCACCTAGAAGAAGCTCTTAAGAAATTAATATCTAAAATAAATGAATGGGAAAAAATTAACTCTGATATTGCATTTTATTTTAGAGGAACAAATTTTGACCCGATTATTTTAGAAAATGCATTCAATGAATATTCATTACAAACGCCGTGGTTATATTACCAAGTGCGAGATGTTAGAACATATATTGATACATTAACACGAACAACAAAAGGAAAAATTGAAGGACATACGCCGTCATTTAATTTTATAAAACACAACGCACTACATGACGCAATGTACGATGCAGAGCAAATGTGTGTTGCATATGAAACCAATAAATAA